CGTAACTTCCAAACTATGATTGGTGGTGAAGACCAGGCAATCGAATTGCTGAACTTGCCGGAATTCAAAGATCGTCACTCTGGTACAACCCAGGCTACTTTGAATGTGAAGTCTCCGGTTCCCAGTAGTGCTAACTTCTACATCCACCCGGGAACACCTAACCAGCAGTTATTGCTGATTGATACTTCTGCTGCCCTGATTAAGCTTACAGCTCGTCAGTTGATGTTGGAATCAGAAAGAATCGTTTCTAACCAAACTGAAGCAGTATATGCAAGCTTGACTACTGGCTTCTCTAAGATGTATCAAGATGCTGCTCTCTTGCTGGCTGCAGATAAGAAGTTCACTGAATTCGGATTCCCCGATTTCATGAATGTGGATCCTTATCTCTTGGTAAACCTTGAGTAATACCGGTTTTCTTCATTTCCAAGTTTTTGTTTTTAGGGGTAGTCTTTATGGGCTACCCTAACTTTTTATAACCCCAAAATCTTACAACAATGGCTAAATTATTTACAGTAACTGTGGGTTCAAGAGCTTATAGCTTTCATGATCAATCTACAGGCATCACAATTGCAAGAGGAGAAGTTAAAGAATTAAGTTCTCGTCAGTTTAATTCTAAGAAGATTCAATTGGCTTTGGCTTCTGGTCATCTTATTATGGTAGTAGACAAAAATACTCAACATTCTAAGTATACTGATGATCAGATCAAAGAGTTGGCAAAGAAACTCCAAGCTCAGATTGCCAAAGGTATGACGGTAGAAAAGATCGCTAAGGGCTATTCCTTAGAGGAAGTAAAGTTAATTGCAAAGAAATACGGCTTCGAGATCGAAGATACCGATACTGCTGAATCTCTGATCCAGGCAATCATTGAGGATTCTGAGAGTCACAAAGAAGAAGAGTAATCACTCATTTAAAATATAAGAGTTATGAAGAAGTTTATTTTTATGCTTATGGCTTTGTTAACCTTAGCCATACCTGCATTAGCTGCTGAGGATATTGGAATTGCTCCAGCTTCCGAAGTAGTTATAGATGTTGGCTCATTCACTGGAATAGTAGCTTTAGTATCTATGATTGCTACTCAGATCTTAAAGGTAATCCCAGCTATTAAGGAAAACAAACTGGCAAAGATCGGTATATCAGTTGCCGTCGGTATTATAGTTTGCATGGTATGCTGGGTATTACAGGTATCACCTATATTAATTAGCATGGAATGGTGGGTAGCTCTATTATACGGCTTAGCTGCCGGATTAAGTGCTTGCGGATTCTATGATATCATTAAAGCTATCTATAATACGATTATAAAACCAGATAAATCCAATTAGGTATGGGCAAACTAGACTTCGTTTACACTACGTCAGGTCTAGAAGCTTCATTCCGAGTAATATCCAAAGTCCCAGTTAAGGCCATACTTGATTGGGACTTTGGTGATGATAAGGGAGAGGTTTTCAATGGTAAAAGGCATGAATCCTATTCTTATGAGGAATCAGGTTTTTATACTGTTACCCTGACCGTTTCAGATTCCAGTGGTTTGAATGAAACTATTCAAAAAACCATTGTCATTTGTGATTATGCCCATACTACTCTTCCTGATAGTATCTATAATCTCATTGACAATTACCTTCCAAAAGAAATCGCTGAAGAACTAACTCAAGAAGAGAAAGCTCTTTTCATTCAAAAATGGCAATTGTATATTGGTCCTCTAGTAACACATTTAATTCCACCAGATAAATATAAAGACGAGTTATGGTATGAGGCACTAGAAAATCAGCTGATTATGGAATTAGCGGTATTCGATTATCTTCAAGTCCAATTACTTAAACTTTTAACCAACACCGGAGAATCACTTAGTGAAATCACTAAGCCTGGTGGTAATGATTCTGAAGATGGTGGAGCTAGAGGGGATAGAGTTAAACAAATCACTACCGGTCCTACTGAGGTTCAATTCTATGATTCAGTATCTGATAGTATTAGTTCTCTTTGGAAAACATTCTCAAATGCAATGCAACCAGGAGGAGTAATCGATGAACTTCGGAAAAACATTTGTACTCTAGCTGAAAGGTTAGAGATATTCTTACCATTCTGTAGACAACCCTATTCACCTGTAGTACCAAGAGTAGTAGATCGAAGAATTGTTACTCAACTGGCAGGTCCTAATCCTACAGCCCCCTTGAATAGAGGTTCATTCAAATTAGTTAAGAAATCCAGATCATGACTAAACCAATCTCTAGATACTTAAACAATAAAACCTGGGATAGATATAAACGTATCATCACAGAGTTTATAGATTTCGATGCAGGAAGGCAAGATATTATATGGGCAAAAAAGGTAAACCAATTCCTTGATCATGCCGAAGATAGTTTACCTTCTTATTATGAAATTCATATTGAAGCCCTTTGTTATTATAACTCTTTTAGGAATTGGCCAATCAATAAGGCAACTGTATCTGGGGAACTGGATGATGAAAACCTTTCGATACTAATTTCTAAATCATATATAGAAAGGCTTGGGTACCTTGATGAACACGGGTACTGGAGATTTAATTGGTCAGGAGATAGGTTCATCATAAATGGGATAGTTTATAAACCCGATGGTGATACCCAGGTAGCTCAAGCAAAAGACGAAGCTCTGGTCTTCTTGGTTATTCTTAAAAGAGACCGTGACACAGTTGTAAACTTTATAGAACAATAATATGGCACAGTTATTACTGAGATGGACAAAGGTTACTTTCAATAACCAGGAATGGTATGATAGTAATATAATAATCCTAAATGGTAATTCTGGAGTACATCTAGAAGTTGATGGAACAGGGAATTATATATCAGTATTTCAAAGTATGACTGGTATTAATTTCGTAACCCGGCTTCAAGATTACTTTGGACCTGTTTGGGATATGATACTTCCTTTCCCAGGAATAGGCCAGGCAATTAAATTGAGAGTAAATAAGCTACCTACCTTCGGTATTATTAAAGGCGATGTTCAAGATGGAGGAGATGGTGATGCTACTGACAATGCTTTTGCTGGTTCAGAAGGAATCCTATTCTGTGGAAAGGGTGGAGAATATTTCTTAGGGAAACCTAAGGCAGTTGGTTAATTATTTAAAACCTTATACCTATGTATACAAGTAAGTATTATACTGTTGAAGAAATCGATGAGAGACTTAAGCAGGGTTATCTCAATGATGCCACTGAACAAGGCTTTGTCGGTACTATGAAAGAGTTCTGGGCTCTCTTTCTTTCGATTGCCAATAAGGTAGATAAGAAAGAAGGCTATGGTTTGTCTCAGGAGGACTTTACCACAGAACTGAAAGATAAGTTAAATTCTCTTTCTGGAGAAATCCCAACTAAGGTATCCCAGTTAGAGAATGACCTTAAGTTCCAAACTAAAGAAGAAGTAGAAAAGTATATCAGCGACCTTATAGATGGTGCTGATGGAGCATTGGATACTCTTAAAGAGTTGGCAGATGCCCTGAACAATGATCCTAACTTTGCTACTAACCTTACTAATAAACTTATTGAGATTAGAGATGCCCTTACTGCTGAAGTTAATCGAGCAAAAGCTGCTGAAGCTGCTCTGCAAGAAGGTCTCAATGAAGTAGATACAAAAATCGAAAAAGCTCTTCAGGGTCTTACTGATACTATCGATAAAACTATCAAGGACATCAAGGATTCAGTCAAGGCTTTAGAACAGAAAGTAGATAAAAATACCGAGGCTATTTCTAATGTAAAAGTAGAGGTAGCTGGCCAATTAGCTGATTTCAAGGTAGAAGTTCATAAGGAAATCGATCTTGAAAAAGAGAGAGCTATTACTGCCGAGAATGCTTTGCAAAGAGAAATAGATAGCCTGAAAAATGGTTCATCTAATGACAAGGCAGAATTAGAACAAAAAATTCAGCAAGAAGCTACAGAACGAGCTCGTGCTGATGAAGCTTTGCAACAGAACATAGATAATGAAGCTAAAGCTCGTGAACTTTCTGAAGAGGAAATCAAAAAAGCCCATCAGAAAGATATTGAGCGTATTGATGGTGAAAAGGTAAAATGGGATAAATTCCCTACTTCAGAATTGCCCAACAGAAAGGGTATAGTTCTTGAAAATGGAGATCTTATCTTGGGCAAAGATCTTAATGGGGATACTTTGCCTTTAGTTCAACTTAATCGTTGGGGTATAATCGATGCTGGTTCTCCTAAGGCTCCCTATAATATCAATACACCTCAGGGAGAAAGACCTACTATTCAAGAAGCAGGGCAAACTGGAGAACAAGCCTATCACATGGCTTATCAAGAAGATCTGGCTCACATTAGTGAAGAGATCGATGAAAAAGTTAAAGCTGAGGCTGATGCTCGAATTGCTGCCGATGAATTATTGGTAAAGAAAGAAGAAGGTAAGGAATTATCTTCTAATGATTTTACTGATGAATTAAAATCTAAGCTAGAAGGTATAGAAGAATTTGCTAATCGCATCACTAATGTATCCCAGTTGGTAAATGATTCTAAGTTCCAAACAGAAGAAGAGGTAAAAGCTGCTATTGAAGGTATCATAGGTTCTGCCCCTGATGTACTTGATACTCTTAAGGAAATTGCTGATGCCCTCGGTAATGATCCTAACTTTGCTACTACTATCACCAAGAAATTGGCTGCTTTGGCAGAGCAAATTAACCAAGAAGTAGAAGATCGTACAAATGCTGTATCTCAAGTACAAGGAGACTTAGATACCAAATATCAAGAACTTTCTTCTAAGATCACTCTTCAAACTGAAAACCTTAATAAGGAGATTTCAGATCGTAAGGAAGCCGATACTGCAATGAAGTTAGAGATAACCAATCTTGGAACTTCTCTTACGGCTTTGGGAACGGAATTGAGACAGATTATCAATCAGAATTACCAGACTCTTCAGCAACAGATTCGTGCTCAGGATGCTCTTATCCAAGAGAATACCCAGGCTATTCAGACTAACCTATCTTTGATCCAGTCTTTACAGACCAAGGTAGATACTAATGTTAGTGATGTAGATAAACTGAAGAAAGATCTTGAAACTGAAGTAGCTGATCGTAAAGCTGCCGATACGGCCTTACAAGAGAAGATTAATACTAATGCCGATGGATTGGCTAAAGAGATTTCTGATCGTAAAGCTGCAGATCAGGTTCTTCAACAGAATATCGATGCAGAATCTCAAGCAAGAACCCAGGCAGATTCTCAAATTAGAACCGATCTCTCTAAGAAGATAGAGGATGAGACTACTGCAAGAACTCAAGCCGATACCCAATTATCTCAAAGAATTGATCAAGAGGTAATTGATCGTAAAGCCGAGGATGAAAAATTATCTCAGCGTATTACCAAAGAATCTCAGGGTCATACGGAAGCCATAGAGGGTCTACAAGCAAAGGTAACTAAGAATACCCAAGATATTACTGCTGAGGTTAATCGAGCAAAAGCTAAGGAAAATGAAATTGCCCAGAATTTGGCTACTGAAACTCAAAATAGATCCGATGCAGATACTGCAATGCAGGCTTCTATTAAGAAAGTAGATGATGATCTCCAGGGTTTCAAAAAGACTAAAGATCAGGCAAACGGTTTGGCTTCTCTTGATGGTAACGGTAAGATTAAACCCGAACAATTACCTGAGGGGGCTGCTTACAATGTAATGGGTATAGAGAAACAGGTAAATCTTCTTTCGGATCGTGATTCTGTACCTGATATGGAAGTTGGTAATAGACTTTATGTTCTTGAGGATAAAAAGATCTATACCAAAACCATTGATGGATGGGATGCTGGAATCGAACCTAAAGAGGATGTAATCTATAACTTCCGTAGAGCCGATGAGAATGGTCGTACTAATATTACCAAACGATGGGATGGTAAGGATATGACTGTAATCTCAGAAACTGTAGTATTGGGAGAAACTCAAGGAACTGCCTATGAAGGTTCTAAGGGTAAGCTATTAAAAGATAGAATTGATTCTTTGCCCAACAGTGTAGTTTCTGAGGTAACTTTGTATAAACCGAATGCCTTTGAAGAAAACCCAGTTAGGAAAAATAAAGTGGGTATAAATGTGAAACGGTATGAAAAGAGGCTACAACATGAAGAATGGGAATTCAAAGCTTCTACGGAATATGATATACCTGTTGCTTCTTTAGAGGATGGTGGACATGGAGGACTTATGTCATATGAGGATAAGATCCTTCTTCAGAAACTTGCTGCTTCAGTATTCCCATTAACTCTTACAGTAACTGGAGGTGGAGTATATCGGAAGACTACTACTCAGACTGTAACTGTTAAGTGGACAGTTAAACAAGGTCCAGAGGTTATTACTCCGGATTCATTAAAGGTTAATAACGAACCAGTAGATGTCTCATTAACTTCTAAACAGTTCCCGGGAATTGCTGTTAATACCACCTTTAGAGTTGAGGCAACTAAGGATGGAGTTACTAAGACTGGTTCTGTTTCTGCAGTATTCGTTAATCCTTCTTATTTCGGAGTAGTAGATAGTAACTTTACTCCTACTCCCGAAGGTATCCAAGGTTTAAGTAGTGGTGAAATCATTAAGAATAGCAAAACATATAACACTTCAGCATTCAACCAAAATGCTCAGAAGAACTGTTATGCTTATCCTAAAGCCTTTGGAGCTCTTACTTCTATTACGGATGGTAAGAATGAGTTCATCAATTCTTATACTCGTAGTGAACTAGAAATAAATGGGGAAATGTATTATGTATATGTTCTTTCCGAAGCTTCTACAGTATCTAATTACTCACTTCAATTCAAATAATTATGGCAGTACAATATATTGATAACCTTTCTTATAAGGGAAAGAAGCCAAATTTTGAAAGAGATCAATTCAAAACTTTGGCTGAGATGAAGGCTTTTTCTGAAGCTGATATTGATGAAGGCCATTCTTCTTACTGTCTTGAAGATGGTAAAAGATACACCTTCAAATCTTCTAACTCAGTAGATCCTACTACTGGTAGATGGAGAGTAGAGAATAATCCAGGTGGAGGGGTAGAAGTCCCCTCTAATCCTCAACCAGGCCAAACTTATTTCGATACTAAAATTAATAAATTGGGTATCTGGAATGGCAATGCCTGGGTAGATTCAATGGGTAATCCTTTGGATTCTAAACGGCAAGGTACTACCGAAGAAAGACCTCAAGGAGTTCAAGTAGGTTATATTTACTATAACACAGAAGAAGAATTCTTTGAAGCTTGGAATGGCAATGCTTGGGTACCTATTACCTACTTGGTAACTTCTGTAAACCAAATCACATTCAGTTCAGATGGTGGAGATATACCTTTCGAGGTATATTCTAATGCCAAATGGACTGCTAAATAATTTTATATAACTTTCAAAAAAAAACAAATGGACAGAGAAAAATTGAGAGAGGCTAGAGCTATTGCAGGATGGGCTCACCTCGACAAGAAAACTGGTACTGGTAATGATACTGTACAAGTAACTGTTGATGCTTACCTTGGTCGTAATGCTCGTAACACTGCTATTCAGGTTGCTACTAAAGGAGGCGTAAGCAAATCTGTATCTGTAGTACAGAGTGGTAAGGCAATCTACATCACTAAGGAATCAGATCCTAATGTGGGAGCAGAGGCTACTACTGCTACTGTAAAATTCAAAACCAATGTAGAGAAGTTTAAACTTGAAATTGGTAACAGTGGTACAGTAGGTTCTGTAAAAGTAAACAACGTAGATGTTCCAGAAGCTGGTGGTATTTATACTCCGGCTGGTGACCCGGGAGCTAGCGGTGAATATGTAGTAACTGTAGTTGTGAACTTTGCTGCTAACGGTTCTATTCAGAACAAACAGTACACAGTTAAGGCAAGTGATTCTGTAAATGCAGAAGTAAGTGCTACTGCTACGATTACCCAATCTGCTGCTGATTCTAACTTGACCGTTAGTCCTGAACAGCTTACCTTCGAAGCTACTGGTGGTTCTAAGACTATCACCATTACTTCTAATGATAGCTGGACTATCTCTTAAAAGTAATCAAGTTAAAAATCCGAGGAGCCTCAATCTTGAGGCTCCTCTTTTAGTTTTGTAGGTTATAAAAAAGGATAAGATTATAACGGTAGCTTCAGCTGGAGGTGTAGTAAGAGAGATACAGATAAGTCAAGCTGCTGCTGAAATTACCTATGAATATATACTTGAAGCCGTAGTTTAAAGATATTTTGGGTGGGAATAGAAGTTTAGAGGGGTGCATATAATTAAAGTTATGTGTATCCCTCTTTTAGTTTTAAAGTGATCCATTATGGCAACTAAATCAGTTAATCGTACATTAGATATTCCTTCTGGAAGGCTTGAGATTTACGTTGATAAAGCACAACAAGCCAGAGCCGAGAAACTTATACAAAGTGTACCAAGTATCCTTACCAAGTCTTACGAGAATGGCACTAGAAAGTTTGGTGAAAAACTTCTTAGGATAGTGAAAAAATGCTTATCAACTGGCATGCCTCCAGCTGGTTCAGGGGTATCTTGGCCACCTCATGCTGCAAATACCGTAAAAGCTTTGGGAGAACATACTCTTTTGAATTGGACTGGTCAATATAAAAGATCGGTAAATATTTACCATCAACGTAATAGAACCTATGTAGGTTTACCTAATAATGTAAGGAAAATACGAAAGAAAGGTAAAGAATCTGGAAAAACCTTAAATCAAATTGCCATTCTATTAGAATACGGTAGTAAAGATTCTAACCTTCCCCCTCGTCCTCTTTGGGCTCCTGCATATAAAGCTGCAGGTGGAACTAAGGTATTACAGAAAATACTAAGGAATGAAATTAGAAAACAATTAAGGAATCATGGCTTTTAATATCGATAAGACTTCTGGGGTTGGACCTGCCACCATTAACATTCAACCCTCAGAATATAATACCACTGGTAAAGATATTAACCAAACTATATATGTAGAGATCGGTGGAAAAAGGCAACCAATTAACCTTATCCAGAGACCTGCTGCATTAAGTTGGAAATATACCTTTACCGTAGAACCAACTTCTACTAGCATTGAACCAGGTGGTGGATCTGTAAGCTTAACCGTTAAATCTACTAAGCAACAGCTAGTAAATGGAAATCTAGTAGGAGAAGAGATACCTCTAAATTACACCGCTATTCATTACTCTGGTAATTCCTTTGTAACTATAGATGGTACTACATTGAGGGCAGAGGCTAATGATAATACAGATAGTAGAATAGAGACTATTCGGTTTACTCAAGCTGAATCTGGACAAGTTCAGGATATAGTAATAGAACAAGCAGCTAATGTTCATTATTACTTCTCTGCAGGAGTTCCTTCTACTACAGTAGAATATGATGATACCTCTTATGACCCTAAAATAGAATCTTACAGGATGGTAGGTAATAGAAGAGAGGAAGTTGGATATACTTTGTATTCTGACAGTTCTGATATGAATGCTGGTAGTACTAGTTTCTCATTCTCTAAGAATCCTAACAATGAAGATAGAACTATGAGGGGTAGAGCAGTACAGAATGATACTAATCAAGTTATAAATTTACAAGTTACACAGAAAATGTTACCTATGTGGGTTTTCAGAGGTGTTCATTTTAAAGATTTTTATAGTTCGAATGAATCAGCTAATAAGGATTATCGGGTTATTATTACTTTAAGGTATGATGATTTCTATACTATAGATTTTGAAGTATCTAAAGGTAATAGTATGGCTATGGCTTTAAAAGCCAGTGGCCAAAACGATACTTGGTCTAAATCCTTCAGAGTTATTCGAGTTTCTGGTAGAATGACTAGAATTGGCCAAAGCCTTAGATTAGAACCCACAGGTGTAAGTGGTATAGCTTTAGGAGAATTTAACAGCAATGGGGAATTTAGTACTACAGAAAACCTAAGAAGTCCAGGGTTATTTTCAGATAATTATTATCATTTTGATCACTTAGATAGACCCGAATCGGAAAGGGTTTGGAATTTCGTTGGAAGTTTACCAGGAGGTTTCTATGCTTCTGCTGGTATAGCTAGTCAATATAAATTTTCAATACGTAATTACCTTCAATAAAGATCTCTATGGTAAATACAGAAGAAATTGTAGAAAGAACTTTCTATATAAGTTTACTACATACGGCTTTAGAGAAAGGATTAACAGTTAATCCCCAAGATTATTTACCTGTATCTCCTGAAAATGAGAAAAAGTTTGAGGCCGATATAAAAGGTCTAAAGAAATTCATACCCATTTTCGGAATAGGTAATAATCAAGTACGAGGTATAAAAACTTGCCCAAGAATCACCTTAGAATTACAAGGGTATTACCCTGGTAATATAGGAGTAGAGAAATTTATAATAGGAGATAAATTAGAGAATGGTAATTACCAAGCATCAGAGTTCCCTTTCGAAACTAAGGACATAACTATTGATGTTCATTTGGTAGCTAATAACCAGCCTGACATGAGATTACTACATAGCCTTATGTATCAAGCTTTACCTTCAAGAGGTTATCTAAAACCCTATTATAATGATCTAGAAGAGTGGTCTTCTGGACGAGTTGGTCCTACTGGTAATCTGTACATAGAGATAGGTAATTATTTCGATCACCAAGATGTAGAACAGGGTATATTAGAGAAAGTATACCAATACACTTGTGTAGATGGCCTTCTTGAGGAAAAGCTTCCTGGAGAGGGAGAACTTGTACCTATTACAGATATATCGGTTCTAATCGGCACAATCGAAGAAAAAGAAGAAGGAATGCTCAACTTACATCTAGTAAGCTAAACCGAGCGATACTTATCGGTTTTAAATAAACAAGTAACTAACTTTTAAAAAACAAGTAATATGCCAACTTCACCTCATGTTGATTTTGTCTTTCAGAACAATAATGTTCTGCAGACTACTCCTATGTTAGGAGTTTCTTGTGTATTGGCTAGAACTACTAAAGGTGTATACGATGACCCCTCAGAAATCATCTCTTCCTATCCTCAATTCCAAAGACAGTTTGGAAAAGAGATAGTACCTGATGGTTCTGTATCAAATATCGAAAAGGCACTTGTAGGTGGTTCAAAGCTGCGTATTATTCGAGTACTTGGTAAAGGTGCCACTAAGGGTGTAGTAAAAGCTACTCGTGAACCTGCCAGAAGATTGAAGCCTGCTTCAGATAAAGAAGAATCTCCAGTAGTAGCTTCATCTACCCCAGACCCAGTTACTCCTCAAACCTTGGTAAAGATTACCTCAGGTTCTACTACCGTAGGATTTGGATTAGTAACTAAAGGCTATGGAGATCCCATTGGTACTGGAGAAACTTTTAGAGTGGGTTTCTATAAACAATTTAATACCATTTACTATGTGATCTATGGAGCTACTGGTGAGATCCTCGAACAAGGTCCAGTACTCACTTATAAAACCGCAGATTCTCTCAATAATACTTCTTTCGATTACTTGGCTCTTTCGGCATTTGCAAAGAATTCCCAGTATCTCGAACCTAAGATGACTGAAACGGTAGAAGGCATTAAATCTTGGGAGAACCTGATTCAGTGGTTAACTACTTCAGTAGATGGTAGCAAAGATAAGGTAACGGTTACTATTGGAGAAAAAGAAGTAACTAACGAAGGAGTATCTTTCGATGGTACCATTGGTAATGCAGGTACTACACCTACTGCTGACGAATGGATTGCTTCATTAGAATTCGTAAAGGATTATACCGATGTATACCAACTTTTCTGTTCCCATATCTCTCAACATTTGGAACAAGATGCCGAAGTACTTAAGGTACATAAGGCTGCTGCAGATATGGTTAAAGAACTCGAAGAATATACTTATTACATCGAAGTTCCCAAACATCTTACTCACTATACTCAAGGTGATCAGCCAAGAGATAAGAAAGCTATCATCTCCTGGGTTGAAACCTGTTTGGGTACAATCGGTAACTCTAAGTATGTTGCCTATTTTGGTGGTGGTCTTAAATACTACAATGAAAATGGTAATCTCCAAGATTCAGATGTAGTAGGAACTGTAGTGGGATTGGGAGATGCTTCTGCTTCTCAATATGGTCCTTGGAAATCCTTTGCGGGTATGAACCGTGGAGTAATCTATGATGCTGTAGGTCCAGTATGCCCGAACTATGGTTCTCCTTCTCGATATGCAGATCTGAACGAATTGGCTCAATCATATGTTAATATGATGGTAATTAAGGATACTCCAGATGCTGGTAAACAGACTATGCTTTGGCACTTATTTACCTCACAGGTAAAACAAGATTCAGAAAGATTCCTCTCTATAGTTCGATTGAACCTTTACCTCAAGAAGAGCTTAAGACCCATTTTCCAAAAGTATCTTGAAGAACCCAATATTTGGAACACTTGGAATAAGATCTGGCTGGAAATTAAACCTATCTTGGATAACTTGGTAGATGAAGATGCCATGTCAGAATATACCTATATGGGTGACCAGGATGCTTCCTCTTACGATCAACTTTCAGTAAATAATGAAGCAGATGTTCGTCAAGGTAAATATAAAGTGATCCTTAAATATAAGGATATCGTTCCTATGCAAGAAGTTACAATTAACATCGTAATCGATTCTGCATCTAAATCAGTTTCTATTTCAGAAGATTCGTCTAATCAATAAACTCTAAGATATATGGGAGCAAAAGTAAAAAATCCTCGGAAGAAATTCTTATGGAGCATAACCTTCCCTAAGCACCCTATCAATACATATCTGTTTCAAACTTGTACTTTGCCAGATATCGAGATAGAACAGGTAGCTCATGGTGATATTAACAGAGATGTTAAAACTGCTGGTAGAGTTACTATCGGTAATCTGATAGTAGAGAAACTGATGACCACTTCTGGTTCAGATACTTGGCTTCATGATTGGCTTTATTCTTGCCAAGATCACATTGTTGGTGGAGGCTTGGTACCCAGTCAATATTGGGAAACTGTAATAGTAAATGAACTTGCTGAAGATGGAGTATCAGTACTTAACACTCACCTTTTCGAAGAGGTTTGGCCATGCAAAGTAAACGGTCAAGAACTCGACAGAATGGCTTCAGAAAACTCAATTGAATCAATCGAATTCTCCGTTGGTACAGCCGATAAGTACTAATCCTTAGTCATTTTTCTTTGCTAAGATTTTAGGTGGGAGGGGTGGGATTCCTTACGGGTATCTTCACCCCTTTCTTGTTGTTAAACCTTAACATAACTATAATTTTAAGTATAACCAAATAAACAAAAACATTATGGAATTTAGAACCTTTCGATTTGTAGCTCCTTCTGGTTATTTCTATGAAATCCGGGAACAAAATGGAGCCGATGAAGACATTCTTAGTAATCCGGTAGATGCAAGAACTCTGATGAATCTTACCAAGTTTATTTCAGCAATCGTAGTAAAAACTGATTTTACTGCTAAGGGAAAACTAAGCATTGAAGATGCACTTGCTCTTCCTGTTAACGATAGGTATGCCATTATTATCCAATCCCGTATATTCTCTTTGGGAGAAGAAGTTTCTTTCGAATTCGATTGGGGTAAAGAATTTGGGGGTAAGATAATGTATGGCCAAGATCTTCATGAACTCCTGTTCGATGATTATTCAGTATCTCCTTCCGAAGAAGAAGTTGAGAAAAAACCTGAAGCTATCCCCTATTATCCGATGGGTAAGAAATTAAGGGATCACCAGATCTTTACTTCTTCAGGCAAAGAGTTACTATTCGACTGCATGACTGGAGAAAGTGAAAAGGAATCTATTCAAGTAGAACAAACTAGAAATACTCCTCTTATTCATCGAAATCTTCGATTGAAAGTAGATGATAAATATGAGAAAGTACTTAATTTCTCTTTGTTCTCTCCAAGGGATATGCAGGAAATTAGAAGAGAGGTATTTGCTATAGACCCAATCTTCCAGGGTAATACCGAAATCGAAAATCCGAAAACCGGTCAAACTGCGAAATACTTTATATTCGGAGCTCCAGATTTTTTCTTCCTGACGGGAGAATAGACTTAGAGGGCGATTTTGCTTATATAAGTAGAGCTGAGATAAGAATGGATTATCTCAGCTTTTTAGTTCTCCCGTATAGGGTAAGGAAAAGATTCTTAGAGAATGCCGAAGCTTATTTTAAACTTATAGAGAAAAAATCCAAAGGCAAATAATATGTTCAATTCAGGTAAAAATATAGTTGAGGTTGGTATAGCAATGGTGCTAAGGGACCAATTCTCTAAGGAGTCTGGAAGGATCTCTAATTCGTTTAAGACGATGATGAATGATATGAGTACCTGGTCTAGAGGTATTCAGATGTCAGGTTCATCCTTAGCGGATTACGGAGCTCAGGCGCTCAAGAGCATGTATAGAGCCTATGAATATTCTGCTGGAGTTCAGAATGAAATTTGGATGGCTTCTAAAATTGCCGGAGCTACTCAAGCTGAACAAAATAGGTTATTGCAATTAGCCAAGCAGGTGAATGAAGAAACTCCTTTGACAGCTATGCAGGTTTCTTCAGCTGCTCGTTATTTAGCTATGGCTGGTAATAAGGCTGATGCGATAGAGAAGATGATACCTCCAGTAGCTAAACTAGCCTCCATCCTAAATATAGATCCAGGTGGGAAAGGTGGAGTAGCTGATATGATGACTAATATCATGTCTATGTTCCAAATCCCCATGGGAGATGCTGCTAAAGTATCTGATGACTTGTATACAGCTACTACGAATGCTAATATAAGCTTGGAAGACTTAGCAGCTACTATCCGATATTCAGGAGCAGATATGAAAGCTGCTGGTGTTAGTATGAGAGAATTAGCTGCTGCTACTGGTGTACTTGGTGATATGGGTATTCAAGGATCCATGGCTGGTACCTCATTAGGTAACATGGTTCGTAACTTACAGCTATCATTATCAGAACAGAAAAAATTGGGTTCCTCTTGGTTAAAAGAACTAGGATTAACTTCTGAGGATTTCTATGATGCTCAGGGTGGTTTTAAGGGTTTGTATAATGCTTTCCAACAGTTCCTTGATTCTTATAAGCAGATGACTGCAATGGGTAGAACCCAGGCTTTCTATAATATCTTTGGAGTTCGAGGTATGCGAGGTATTATACCAATTCTTAACGATATGGCTTCTGGTAGAGATAAGATGAATCTTATCATGGGGCTCTACGATAAGAATCAGGGCATCGTAGATCAGAAGAATGAAGAAAGGCTTAATACCATGGCTGGTAAGCTAGACCAGATGAATTCTGCTTTTGAAAACTTAGTAGTTACGGTAGGTAATAAGTTAGCTCCTCTATTTAATCCCATTGTTGATAGCTTGAGATTCCTAACTAAACTAGCAGATAAATTAGCTAGCTTAGGAGGTATGGGCAAATTCCTTATTCAGACTATGGCTGTAGGAGCTGCTGTTACTGTTATAGTTAATGGCTATCGTACTATAGCTATGACTCTCAGGATGATCAGAACTTTCCATGCAGCAGCTAATACTGTAGCCAATGGTATGACTGGAGCTACTTCTAGAACTAACCAACAGTTTGCCATCATGGAAATGCACTTAGTAAGGATAGGTAATATCATGAGGGATATACTTATCTTACAAATGCAGATGGCAGGTTTATCACGAAATAGTGCAGGTCAATGGATCTGGACAAAAACCGGTAGGTATGCTAAGGTTCCTAAAACTATTTTTGACTCCTTTGATCCTATGGCAGGTAATATTAGTGGAGGTAATGGTTCAGGAGCTGGATCTAGAATGGCAGGAGGCGGTAGCTTACTTGCAGGAGGTACTTCTAAATTTGCCAGATGGGCTCTTGGTAAAGGCTTAAGTAAGGGAGTTATTAAGGGTGTAGGTACAGCTTTAACTGCTGTGAGTACATTAGGTAAAATACTTCCTGGATGGGGATGGGCATTTACCATTGGAGTTCCTTTATTAACTAGCCTATTAGATAAAAACTCAGATTCTTTGGATAGTAATACTAGAGCTATTGAGGAATCCCGGAGACTCCCTGAAGCTGCTATTCAGGCTCGTAATCAACAGGCTTTTATTGATTCAGTTAAGGTAGCAATCAGGGATGGTTTCAAAGAATCTAATATTGGCATTACAGTAGACGGTGAGTCAGTAGGTACTTGGACTCCTGGAACTTCTAATGATTATACTGGTGGTACATTATTGGGCATAAATTAAAATACATTCAATTATGGCAAGAATATTAAACCAAGCAGCCGGTAAGATTGTTAAAAAATATAATGATCTTACCCAAGATACTGCTGGAGTTCTTACTGGGCCCCTTAATAAATTATGGAGAGCTCGGATATTACTAAACCGAGCTACTTCTCTTTTACCAAAAGATAAAGCTGATAAGGGTAAATTATATATACCCAATGGGGTATTTGGAGAAGCTCAAGTTTCTTCTAAACAACCTAAGATAAACGAACAGCTACAGGGTCAATATAGGCTAATCCTAAAACATGAATTGACTAGCTTGGTAAAAGTAGAGGATGGCCCAGATCCAGCAAAGGGTCAATCTGCTTCAGAAAAGAAAACTGCTTTCTTTGTAAATGAAGTAGATAGGAATCCTGGAGATAATCAAGTGATCATCTATAACTTATCTAAATCACCCTATCAATATATCATATTACAGAACAGACCTTCTTCTTTGGATTTCCGAGGAGAATCTACCTTAGCTACAATTAAGTCTATGGGAAGAAATACTCCTATGTATCACTTTACTGGATCCGAGGATATAATTCAATTCAATATCTCTTGGTTCTGTAATGATCCAGAAAATCCTAATGAGGTATTATTCAAATGTAGGCTATTGGAATCCTGGACTAAGTCTAATGGTTATCAAGCAGGTCCTCCAATCTTAATGATTCAATGGGGTAATTCAGGTATCTTCATTAACCATAAGTACATACTCACTTCGGCAACCTATTCTCTATCGAATTTTAGGAATGCTTATCGAAAGAGAGACTCTAATGGTAAACCTTCTCAAGAGATAGTAAGTTTGGGATTAACTCCCAGTACCGCTACTCAAGAGTTGATATTTAAGAGGGTTAGTTCATACAACTTATCCTATCAGGATTTTGTTACTGATGAGGACTTAAAGAAAACGAAAGGTATTCAGATATGATAAATTTAAATCAGTACTTAACTGGAGCTAGTCCCTATGATTCGGCCTATGTATTGAAATATAGGGATGGAGAATACTCTTTAGAAACTGATCCTCCTTTAGTTCCCTATACTTCAAAGGATAAACAGCATACAATCAAAGAAGGAGAAACTCTTCAGAACATTGCCTTTGCTGCTTATGGAGATTCAGGTAAGTGGTATTTAATAGCTGAAGCTAATCAGATTATCGACCCATTTACCGAAGTAGTTCCAGGTAAACTTTTAAGGATTCCAATGTATGGCAACTAAAGTAAACCAGCCTATATTATATAATGGAACAGCCATGCCTTACTTGGCTTTGTTCGATTCTCTGGGTATGCCTGTAATGAATACCATTACTGGTATACCTCTTGGAGCGTATATAAGTAAATTTACTTATATGTATGATGAAGAAAAAGAGAATCTGGCTACTTTAGTATTTGATACTGGGGATCCAGATACCGTAGATATACCAGAATTACAAGAGGGCTCTGTTATCTTTCTTCAATGGGGATACGTATACCCAGATGGGCAATTTATTTCTGGGCCTATTAAGACCATTAAGATTAGAGATTTCGATTGTATTTTTGATTCTACGGGTACTCATGTAACTATAAAGTGTATAGATTCAGTTGGAGATTTAAGATTCCAACCGCCTTACACTTACTCTGATTTGCCTCAATATAAATTCTCTAAGTTTATAGAAGAGGGATGTAACAATAATACGGGTATAATCATAGAGTTATTTCAGTAATGGCTAAACAAATTATAAGTAATAAAGTATACGAGTCACTACAGGTGCCTACTTATGATAATCAAAAATCATCCGGAAAGATACTCTATGCTAACTCTTTTAGTGGAGTAGCTCAAGTAGCTATGCCTGATGATATAAAGGAACTTTTGGATGATGATTTCGGATTAGCTGGTAACAATGTGTTAATCCAATTGGAGCAAAAGTTTTCATCATATCCCAATGGGCCTTGGTATGTAGATTCAAGGGATGGGGTTATATACATACACAATCGTAAATTTAACGAAGAACCCTATCATCATTATGCCTATCAACAAGAGAATGGCGAGGTATTAAGTATATCCTTTACTACTCGGGAAGTTACCAAAAGGGTAAAGTTTCAATTAACCCAAACTATAGACCCAGAGGGTAAAGACTTAGTAGTAGGTACTTCTGAAATAAGGGAGCCTGACCCAAAACAAGAGAATCCTTATATTCAATCAGTAGATAATACTCAGGTATCTAACTATGCCAGTAATGAATTTGAGGATTATAGAAGTGCTCCTACTGATGCTCCATATTTTGAATACAAAGGCAAGAATACAGATCACTGGGCAGCTAAGGAAAAGCAAATGAAGTTCAATAGTTCTCTAAGGGAATTCGAATCTGAGGGTCCTGCAGCAGCTTACAAATCTGGTAAAGAAGCTGCAATAAAGAATCTTAGTAATGAAGATTTGAATAAAGCTATTGATACTGCTGTTAAGCAATTACCCAGCAATAAACAAGATGCCATTACTCAGGCTTTGGATAGGGCTAAAAAATCTGGTAAAGATCCAGAATCTGATATTAAAGAGGCCTTGAATGGTAGTAAGTATCTCTTTGTAGGTAATCAGAAAATGGAATACATGGCTGAAGAAGTGGTAGATCCCAGAGAGTTTGACCCTACCGGAAATGTTTCCGATGAAGTAGCTTTTGGAACTGATGGTAGTAAAAACCCAAGTGTTCAAAGAGGTATGGCTGCTTTAGAAAAAGACCCAATGATCAAGGTGGTTCCCAATTCTCTTAGCATAGAAACTACTACAAATGCTGCAGGTGAAATTGAACAAGGTTCAAAATTTGAAAGAAAAATTGTTCAAGCAAAAGTAAAAATCAGAAGGCTTAAGAAAGTGGCTTATAGTGTACCCATTTATAAGCTTTATCACAACCTATTCAATAGGTTTGGGGGAGCTAAGAATTGGGCTAAAGCAATGCAATCTGCTGCTAATAATGGTTTGAAATATACCGAGAGGAAACAAGAATGTCAGATGGTAGTAGTGGGTAGACCTTCTCTAGAATCCTCTCAGATATTGATAATTGATAATATCGGTAGAAAATGGTCAGGAGCTTGGTATATCAAAAAATGTACTCACATGATGGATGCGGGTAATGGATATACTTGTCAATTAGAGCTTGTTAAGAATGGTGCTAAGAGTGGTAGTTCTACTACTAAGGCAACTCTTAATACTAAGGATATGATGGCTAATGGCCAAAAGAAGAATGCCACTACTTCTCTCGGTAAAGATCTAGATAACAACAATGGTGAAACTGGAGTTCAGGTTAATTTTACCGAACAAGAAGTAACCTACTACTCTACTCAGCTTGCAGATAAAAGTAAAGGAAATAAATTTGCAGGAGCTAAAACTGTCGGGGATCAGGTATCTAATGTTAGAGCTTGGAATGAAGCTTATGCAGATGATCCTGTAAAAAGTACTATGGGTACAGTAGTTACTACTGAAACTGTTACTAGTAATGGGGTAGTTCTAGATCAGAAAGTCCAAGTTAGAGAAGCTCCTAAAAAATATGTGGATAAGTATAAAGATCGATATAACTATCTAGATGCTGCTCGAAAATTTCTTCAAAAGAACCAAGAAAATAAGAAATAGCTATGGGATTTGAAACTGCAAAGGTAATAACCGAACAAGGGTTAGAGGGTCTTCAAAGATATTATGGTACTTATAGAGCTATCGTAGTTAATAATATCGATGAAGAAAAACATATGAATCGGCTTAAAGTAATGGTCCCAGAAGTAATGAGTGGAATTATGACTTGGGCTTTACCCAAAGGCCAGCATGGATCTACTCAGACTGGGTTTAAATATTTAGCTCCAAAGATAGGTGATATAGTATTTGTTACTTTCGAATTTGGAGATCCTACTAAACCCCTATGGGAATACCATGGTTGGGGAATAGAACAAATACCTTCACCCTTAGATGGACCCAACAAATGTGGTATAGTTACTCCAGAAGGTAATGTTATAGTAATAGATGATGATTCTGGAACTCTGAATTTGTACTTTAATGGTGATGTGATAGTATCTAATAAGGGTAACTCTATAGTTCATTCTGAAAGGGATGTTAATATAGTAGCTGGAGATTCTATCATTATGAACCAGGGTACTAATGAGGGGATGGTAATTATTGCTAAGTTAACAGAGAAACTAAACCAAACTGTTAAAGAACTCGAGAACTTGAGAAACTTGTTCAATACTCATGTTCATACTGGAGTTACTTCTGGTCCGGCTAGTACTGGGCCTACACCTACTCAAGCTTCTCAGCCTTTTACCCAGTATAAACAAGAAGATTATGAAAACCCTAAATTCATACACTAATGGAAAATAATTATTACACCGGTATAGTTGGTAAGGGTATTCTATTTCCTTTTACCATAACCAAAAACGAATCAGGTCTTACTGGGATTTATCCAGTTAATGGAGATTTCGATTTGGTTAGAAATAATATTTCCTCTATCCTATATTATTTAATAGGGCAAAGATTCAGACAAGAAAACTTTGGTAATCGACTATGGGAATGTATTGAAGAACCAAATTCACAAGCCCTTTCCTTCATAATTAAAGAGTTCATTAAGGATGCTATAGGTACTTGGGAACAGAGGATTACCTTTGAAAAAATAACCGTAACAAGAGTTGGATCAAAAGTAAATATTGATGTTGCCTATGTGATTAATGGTTCTAACACTAGCCAGTACCTGGGCATTGCCTACGATCGATTAAATAATTCACTTAATAATTATTGATATGGGAATCACTAACAAATGGCTAAATCCTTATCAAAGGTCCTATCAACAAATTAAGGCTAAGTTGATAGAGGGGCTAACAAACATCAAGGATAAGAATGGAGATATCCTCATTACTGATTACTCAGAGGGGAATATCCTCATTATTATCCTTTCATTGTTTGCAGCTATCGCAGAGGTGTTACATTACTACATTGATAATGTAGCAAGGGAAACTTTTTTACCTACTGCTAGAAAGTATGATTCGGTGGTAAAGCAGGGTAAGTTAGTAGATTATAATACTAAATCTGCCATTGCAGCTTCAGTAGATGTAACTCTAACTAGATCTATTACGAGTGAAAATATTGGTGCTAATATCCTTATACCTGCAGGTACCGTATTTACAGATAACTCTGGAAATGTTTGGATGTCTTCCCGAGATGTAACTTGGTGGCCTAATACTACTACCTGTAAAGTTCCTCTTATTCAACACGAAATATATAGTAATTCTCGATTGAACGGTATCATTATACCTACAGATGATCGAGTAATTATTACTCTGGGTACTTTGCCTAATGGTAAATACTATGAACATGGTACCATGAGTTTAAAAATAGGTGGGGAAACTTGGGTATTAGTGGATACCTTTGCTTATTCAAAACCTAAAGATAAGCATTTTATGGTATCTGTGGATTCTGCTCTTAACCCTTATTTACATTTTGGGGATGGTTTATATGGAGCTAAACCTAATGCAGGAGATAGGATTACAGAGGTAATCTTCTATCTTACTAAGGGATATAATGGTAACATAGGCTCAGGTTCTATTACTACGGTACCTGCTGTTATTTCTGGAGTAATTTCTGATGCTACAGTAAGTAATGCTTATGCTGCAGCGGGAGGATCAAACTATGAAAACTTCCAAATGATCAAAGAACATATACCTCTTAGTGTTAAGACTTTGGGAGTAGCCATCACTGCTCAAGATTTTGCTGATTTAGCAATGACCGTAGAGGGAGTTAACAAAGCCGCTGTAGATTATGAATGCAGTAGAAAACTTACAGTATACATAAACCCAGATAATGGTAGCTCTGCAGGAGATGCCAGAATCGATAAAGTATACAACCTATTATCTCAAAGATCTCCTTTATCTACTTGGCTTCAAGTTAAGACTGCGGGTACTGTTCAGATTATCTTGGATATTGAAGTGACTGGTAGGAAGTCTTATAAGACTGCAGAGATTCAACAGCAAATACTTACTGCCTTGTATAATGCTTATTCTCCAGAGAAATCTACTATCGGAGGAAGTGTTAGAATCTCCGATATATATGCCCTCATAGATAATTGCTCAATGGTAGATTATCTCCATATTAAAAAATTCTATACTAAGCCTTGGCCTAATACTATCTATGGCAATCGAGAATTACTTATCAATAACTTTAAGTTAGAGAAAGCAACTGGTTCTAATACTTATTTTATTACTTTCTCTAATAATACAGAGTTTAGGATCAGAGCTGCAAAAGGGGGATTTGATAGTACTGGTAGAGTGGGCAATTCTTCTACTTACCAAGATGCAGACAATGATGTAACTTTCTCATTTGGTGTAGCCGATAATGGTTATCAAAATGGATTTAGATATTCTATAACTATCTCAGAGCCCAACATGGATTATGAAGATCCAGGGTTTAACATCCCAGTATTCAGTAGTAACTCACAGCTTACATTAACCGTAAAAGAAACTATCTAATATGATCGATTTCAAGAATCTCATAGACATGCTACCTTATTACTTCAAGGATTCCGATACGTATAAGGTAGATGGAAAGGGCATTTTACAAAGGTTTCTAGATATCTGTGGAGATTACTTTGGGAATGAAATATATTCCGATACTACTAAGTTACTAGAAATCCAAGACCTTGATAAGACTCCTGATATGTATCTGAAATACTTTTGGGAATTATTGGGGCAAATGCCTTTTGCCATAGGCAATCATATAGATGAAGAGGCTTGGAGAACTAACTTCAATGGTCTCTTAGGTGATTCAGAATTAGAGATGTTATCCAGAACTTGGATTATACCGAAGTCTGGACCTTTCTCGTTAACTTCAGAACAAGTAAGAAGATTATTAGGGTATTCTATATCCCTTTTAAAAATCCGAGGTAGTCAAAGCTTTTTCGAGATAATCTTCCGAATGTATGGTATCCGATGCGAAATGCAAGATCCTACTAAAGACAAAGATTATAATGGTTGGATTAATCCAGAAGAATCTAAACCAAGATTCGATCAAGCAGTATATTTTGATAAAGGTACTTTTGATAATTCTTTTCAATGTACTCAATGTATACCAGTAAGGTTTAAAGTTACTGGTCATCCATATACTGATAAATACCAAAGTGGATTTTTCTCTTTTAGAAAGGGAGTAGAGAATATCATTAATAGGTTTAAACCTTTCAATGTATCTGCTACCATCATAGATTATGGGTTTAGATTTATCGATGAGTATACTATATTTGCTGAATTTGTAGATCCCAAGGTTAATTCTATTATACTGGGATCCAATAATAAAGTACCCATTCGAGTTACAGTAACCTCAGATTGGCCTGAAGCTGATTTAAGGTATCAGGTAATGTATAAAAAAGAAGAATCAGATCCTGATAATCTATGGGGATACAAAAGGCATGATAACGAAAGTATTTATATTGCCACAGTTCCAGGTATCTATTATTTTAGAAGTGTAGCTAATCCTGAGATAATTATTTCTATCGTAGTAGGTTCTGGTAGTAATTTACCTACTTATAGAATTTCTGCTGATCCTAAAACTCTTAAGATTACTCCAGAAAACTTAAATCCTTCTACTGTAATAAAGGCTTCTGTAGTCCAAGGTGGTACAGAAACTGAATTAGTAGTGAGAAGGAAAGGTACAGAAGAAACTAAGCCATCTGGACAATCTTGGTCATTCTCAGAACCTGGATCTTACATTTTCGAGATAGTAGACCATTCAAACCATACGGTTACAGTTATTGTTTCAAAACAAGAGAATCTATATACTGTAGTATGTAATCCAGAAGCTGCTAGAGTAGATATCCAAGATTTAGCTAAAGCTCAGACTAAGCTAACTATCTCAGATTTATACGGTACTCCAGATCTCCAATGTTATGAGCAGGGTAATCCTGGTAGGGTGTATAATAATGGAGATATTTTTACAGCCGATTCCTTTAGGTTATTTACTTTCATCTGTACTCTGGATACAACTCAAAGCGGTAATCTCGGTAAATTCTTGGTAACTCAGATATCTACTTACTATCAGTATATATTACAGGGCCCGAGTACTTTGGAATTAAATGCTAAAGAAGAAGCTTATGCTGATTTAACTCTTCTAGTTTCTCCAAAAGAAGATGACAGTAAGTATATAAATAATCAATTAGATATATACTGGAATGGTATGCTAATTGATACTATTACAATGGAAAAAGCTGAAGATGATCAGTATACTAAATTCACTTATACTTTCACTTGTATAAATACTGGAGAATATAAGGCAGTATGTAAAGGAGATCCAGAAGTATTTGTAATTTGGGAAGTTAACCCCTATGTAAGGCCTCTTAAGTATAACCTATACATTGAACCAGAGAATGTAAAGGAAACTAACCCAGATGGTACTTCTCCTTGGACACCAGATTATTTCAACAATGATTTGGGATTGGATCCCGTTGATAAATCCGAAGCTAGTTATCAGTTAATCGATAATAAATCAGTAGCAAGGTTTGAACTAAGGGCAAACTTCGATATGGGAGAGAATAATACAGTAACCTGTGATCAAACAGGAGAAACCTATAAAGTAAACACTGGAGAGATTATCGAATTAAAAGAAGCTGGTAAGTATATTTTCTTCTCAGAATACTTCTTAATATCCGCTAAGTTGACTGTAAAAGATTTCCCATTGACTGTAGAGATTAAAGCTTCTAAAGAAATGGATACTCTTACTCCAGAGGTAGATTCTGTAAGTACCCTAATAACCTGTACTTCTAACCATGATAACTTTGATACCAGTATACAGTTAGAGGGGTCAGAGGAATTACATCCTTCTCCGTATACTTTTGAAACTTCAAAAGCCGGGGAGTATACCTTTATGGCAGCTAATAAGAAGGATGTAAAAGTTACTTATCAGGTAGGTATAGAATTCCAGGTAACTCCCGTAGAAATTATCTGGGAAGCTTCAGATTTGGAAAATAAACAAGTTAATATTAATACAGGAGAAAGTCAACAATGGAATATAATACAGTAATAACCTCTCACGCTATGGATTCACTTGCAAAAACTCTATTTACTACAATTTTCGTAGAATGTACCCAGATCGTTTTCGATTTAAGATGGATGATCCTATTAGGGTTCATATTAATAGTTTCGGATTTATGGTTTGGGATAAGAGCTTCTAAGTATTTGAATGTAAATGTAAGGAAGTCCAGAGCTGGTAGAAGAACTCTCAATAAGATAATAGATTATATTTGTTATATCTCTTTGGGAGCAGTACTGGGAAAAGCCATAGGAGAACCCTATGGCTTGGATCCTATAATTGTAGCCATATCGGTAATGATACTTTGTTATTGCTTTGAGTTGGATTCTATTTATGGTCATATCTGTACCTTACATGGGATTGATAAGAAGTATAGTATTTGGAAATTACTATGGTTACTTATAACCTTTAAATTCAAAGACTTCGGGGAAGCCTTTTCCGATATCAGAAATCAAGTTAAAATTCACAAAGAAAACAAAAGTATATGAAAACCTATTTTCAATTCGAAAGCCTTATTAAATCTAAGGATGTAGCAGAAGGTATAGCTTGCCCAATTGGGGCAGGCCCTTTCTGTGGATTTGGTTCTGTTACTGTAGATGGTAATACTCTCAAGGTACAATCACAAGGTAATGATGATTCTTTTTTCAAGAATGATATACTCGATCGTATTAATGCTCGGTATATTAAGAAAAATGTGAATGATGGAGAATTACCTGATATATGGTTCGGATGTATTTCAAGAGATGGGTATATATTTATTTCAGACGAAAAAGAAATTGGTAATATACCCATTGAGGGGAATAAGGGTGTAACTGATGATGTATTCCTTTTTGCAGTACATGATGAAGTTACTGAGCCAATTGAAAACCCAGTTAACTTTGTAGCATATTGGTCAGAAGGTAATGAATCTTTGTATACCTTATACAAGAAGTCACTTAACCCCTATTACCCCATAGCTGATAATGCTCATGAATGGGATATTAATGGGAGAGACCCCTATATAAATTCTCAAATGAATTTTACTTACTTGCTTAAGCAAGTAGAGGCAAACTGTACTAGATATAAGAACTCTAAAGATTCTATGGTACTTATTGGAATCTATGGCTCAGGTACCGATACTAACACTAATACTGTAGAGGATTATTCTATAGTTCCCTATGGTGGAATATTCCCCCAACCTTTGCCTTTTACTTCAGCTTACAGAGGATTGGTTAACAAATCAGTAAAGAGATTAGAGAATTTATTGTCTGGTATCCCCAATGATTATAAAAACATTAAACAGTACATTGATTACTTATTCGAATCCTATAAGGGAAGCATAGATCAATCTGCTAAGATTATACCTCAAGGAGCCATTATGCTTTGGTCAGGTACTACTCCTCCTGATGGTTGGGCTTTATGTGATGGTATAGACGGTAGACCTAACCTTATCGGAAGATTCGTTAAAGGATGGGGACCCGGTAATGGTACTATTGGAGAAACTGGAGGTAATGCAGAAGGAAAGGTTACTCTTAACTCTAATCAATTACCTAAACATACTCACCCATACCGAGATTACTTCTTTCTTGACCATGCTCCTGAGGGTGGGGGTCCGGGTAATGTTAAATATGAAAATATAGGTCAAGCTGTAAATCCTAAAAATAGATCTATGGATAATCCAGTTTGGGCAAGATATCTCGAATCTACTTCAGAAGTCAATAATTCTGCTCAGAATTCTATAAACATAGAACCAGGATATTACATACTAGCTTATATCATAAAACTATAATAAAATTGAAAAACTTTTTGATGTTGCGCATTTTATTTTTAGCTTAAAACTCATGTGTTAGGGGGAAGGGGATGTTGGGAAATATCCCCTTCTTTTTTGTGTTAATACTTAAGTTCTTCTTTAGCTCTATCTTCCCAATATTGAATATCTGATCTTAATTCCGATATGTATTTAACCGAAGCATTAGTCTTAGGCATATCAAAGAACTCTACTAATAATAGGTTAGTAATCCTTCCATTTTCTTTTATCCTTTCTTTTATATAGGGAGGAGGAGTAAGTAATACTTCGAATATCATATAGGCATCTATCGATAGATGTTCTTTCATATAATCATACATCATCTCTAGCATTTCGGATTTAGCTTTCTCTTCTTCACTATCATCCTCTAATTCTTTATCATTATCGAATAAATCATCTAACTTAAATAGGGATTGATTATACTCTGCTTGTTCTCCATAGGCAGAACGGAGTAATTTATTCTTAAATGTACTGAGTGAAGCAAGGATTCTTGCTTTTAAATGTTCTTCCGAACAAGTACCGTAGTATTTGTTGAATACATATAACATCTTATCCCAGAAATAAGAAGATATAATATCTGGAGTAAGATTATACCTTTTGTAATCAATTTGCTTAGTGAGATTTCTAATTACTGGCTTGCACACCTTATATAACCTTAGAAACATCTGTTGATCATAATTTTCTTGCATGGTTTTCAACCTATGCAATTCCGATCCATTGTTACCTCTACTTCTCATGTGATTTTAAGTTTTCGTTTATGCAAATATAAGAATAATATATTATATAAAATAATAATACTTATATTTTCTGACGTCATGGTAGAGGGTAGTATAGTTCTTGATAACTGATACATTCAGTACAAACATGGGACTACGAATATCTATTAGCTTATAAATATTGCAATATAATTATGAGAAACAAAACTAAAACCAAATTTTCATTTAGCCCAGAGTTTCAATTAGAGATTCTAAGGTATATTATTAAGGATAAAGAAGGAGGGCTAATCCTCAAAAGGATTAAACCAAATTATCTGGTACTTATAGAGCATTCTATTATCTGTGAGGGCATAATTAAGTATTATAAAAAGCAAAATAGAATACCTTCTGAGAATGTTCTAAAGGAAGTTATTAAAGAATTGCTAGAGGGTAAACAATATGCAGACTTAGTAACTAAGGACGATATACCAAACATTGATAAAGTGATTAGTAATCTCTATCATTTACCCTTATCCGATGCAGATTATATAAAAGAGAAGATTTATCAATTCTCAACTTATGTAGAGATGAAGAATCTAAATGATTCCTTCGATTTGGATAACTTCGAACAGTATGAGGAATATTCACGTAAGATTGAGAAAATCCTTCAAAAGAGTAAACCTAAGAAGGAGGACGAACCTGCTTATATGATTAGGGATATGGTAGAGAGACAATTTAAAAGACAATCAGAACCCTCCGTAATACCTTGTCCATTTAGGCAAATGAATGCTTTAACTAATGCTGGAGGATATCCTGAACACTCGGTTAATGTGATCTTAGATAAACCTAAAGCAAAGAAAACATTCTTTATGGTAAACCTTGCAAGAGGTTATCTAAGAATGGGAAAATCGGTTTATTATGTAGATACAGAAAACGGTAAAGATCAGATCCTCGATAGATTCATTCAATCATCCATCAATAAAACGAAGAAAGAGTTATATTCTGGAGAGTATGATAAGCTTGAATCTAAACACCTTAGGAAACTTGCAAGATTTGGCGTTGAATTAGTAGTTGAAAGAGTACCTGCTATGATTACTGATTGTAATTATATAAGGGATAAGATAGTTAAGTTTAGGAATCAGGGGATAGATATTAAGGTTTTATTTGTTGATTATGCTGGTAAGTTAGCTTCTATTGCCAGAGATAAAGAGGATTTTGATCGTATATCCAATGTGTATATCGATTTACAAAATCTTGCAGAAGAACTCAATTTAGACATTGTATGGACTGCTCACCATATTACAAGAGAAGGTAAGAAACATAGAGCTACTAGATATGATGAAAATGATATATCTGGTTCTATTGCAATCATTCGTAATGCCCAAACTATTTTTGGTCTTAATTCTACTGCTCAGGAAGAACAGGATGATATATTAAGAGCTGAATTAGTTGTACAGAGGGATGGTTTACCTTCTGGTAGAGCCTTATTCAAATGTGATGTTGAACGCCAAAGATGTAAGGAATTCACTCGAGACGAGAGAGAGAATTATGATAAAATCTATGGGGCTAAGTTAGATGAACAATTTAAGAAGAGTACTAACCCAGATGCCGATCCTAAAAAGAGGGCTAATAATAGTGGAGATATTTAGACATGAAAACAAAGACGGTAAAAATAGTAAAAGATAGATGGAGCGATGAATTAGCTTTAGAAATATCTCATAATGGTTGGCAAACTACCTCTATTGGTAATTTAGATTTAGAGGATTTAAAGAGAATCCGAAAAGTAATTCGTAAAGCTATAAGGGAACATGAAAATAACCAATCAGTTTAAATCTAGATTAAGGACATACTTCATTAAACGATTAGGGGGAAGAGATTATAGGCATGGATGGATGCGTATACCTACTTGCCCCTATTGTGGTAGAGAAGAGAAGTTGGGAGTTAATCTCTCTATGTACCGAACAAATTGTTTCAGGTGTAATGCCCATCCTTCTCCTGCTCAATTAATAATGGACATAGAGGGATTCACTGAATATCATGAACTAATTAATTTTTTGAACAATGGACAATTTGATGAACTTCAATTTAAAGAAGAGAAAATCGAACTTGCCGAAAGCAAACCGATATATCTCCCCGAAGGATTTAGAAATATTTCGCTCGGAAATAGTCAACTTGCAAAAAGCATTCGGGGATATGTCAAGAAACGTGGCTTTAACATCGAGGATTTTTCAAGATATGGCATTGGGTATGGTACAAAGGGCTCAACCTATGGGTATCTCATTATACCCTTTTATTATCGAGGACAACTTAGATACTACAATGCCCGAAATGTTATTGGCAAAGGACCCAGATATAATAACCCAGACAAGGATATCACTGGACTTGGAAAACAATTCCTCATCTTTAATCATGATGCGTTGGAGATGTATCGGTCGGTATTCATTTGCGAAGGAGCACTTAATGCCCTCACTATGGGAGATAGAGCAATTGCCACAATGGGTAAAGCTATATCTAAGTATCAAATAAACGAATTACTTAAAGCTCCCTGTGAAAGATATGTTATATTATTAGATTTTGATGCGAGGGATTATGCTATTAATTTAGCTCTTAAGCTAGTAGCTTATAAAAAAGTTAAGGTGGTATTATTTAAAGACAACAGAGATGTAAATGACTTAGGTAAGAAAGCAGTACTAAAAATGGTTTACAAAACTAGATATCAGAGTTATCAAGATTTAATTAAGTTACGGAATGAAAAGTAATCTATCAAGATGGGGTTTATCCCGATATTATATTACCAAAGAAGGTATACTGTATTTTAAAACTTTAAACAATGGTTGGGTAAAGAAACCCTTCAGACTTTTAGAGAGTAAGAAGAGGAAGAAGTATACTCAATCACTTTTGAACGACGAAGGCAAATATGTTTATGGGTATTTACATAGGTTAGTAGCTATGGCTTATATACCTAATCCCTATAATTACCCTATAGTTAGACATCTAAATGATAACCCATTAGATAATAGATTAGCAAATTTAGCTTGGGGTACACAAAAAGACAATGTTAAGGATTCTATAAAGAATAATTCCTTCCATTTCTTAGAACACCCAAGTGGACCTAATCATCCAAATTACAATAAGCCGCCCCATAATAAATTATCGCTAAGAAAAGAACGTAGAGTATTACGTTTATATTACAAAGGTCTTAATATAAAGGGTATACAATTAAGGCTAAGGTTAAAGTCTTCTACCTCAATTAGAAGAATACTTAAAAACCATAGCTTATTGAAATAGGGAGTTCCTATTATATTATAAAATAATATATTAATAACATGAATATAAAAAATCGAATTAAGGTATCCATATTAAATATACCTAAAGCTGTCAAACCCATCCCGGGTATTCAAGATTCTTTAATTACTCGTTCTGGTAGAGTATTTTTGAAAGAACGGGGTGTTTGGTATAAAATAATACCTAAGATTAATAAAGGTAGGTTAAGACTTACCATTCGAGGAAAAAATTGGCCATTACATAGATTATTAGCTTTAGCTTGGATTATAAACCCCAAACCCAATGAGTATAATATAGTTAGACATTTAGATGATAATCCCTTAAATAATAAATTATCTAATTTAAGATGGGGTACTCCTAAGATGAATACTTCTGATTGTATACGTAATGGGAATTTCTTTTTACCCAAGCTTCGGTATGGTAAAGAGAATAATCTATATGGTAAAAGAGGTTCTAAATCCCCTCGGTCGGTAGTTACTAAAGAAGTTCATACTTGTATCATGTATTTACATCGGTTAGGTTATAATAAACGAAGTTTAAGTCGTATCTTGTTATTACACCCAAATACCATTAATAGAGTACTTAATAAACCTCAGGATTATGAATACTAAACGTTCCCCATCTATCCATATAACTAAGTCTCAATTTGAGGAAATATTAAATACCTTAGAGGTAGATAACTTCCCAGTTGAGGCTTTTTTTGTTATTGCACGAAAAGAGGCAATAAATCATAGATCAGTGGTTGTTTCTAATAAAGGGGCAACTAAGAAAGTAACTAACATATTACTAGCATCTAAGGGTAATGCTTCCCTTGTTGCTGATATATTATATGCTACTCGTATAAAGCTTAAGCATAGAGGAGTTCGTAAAATAAACGAAAGTAATACAAGGGAATGGGCTTTATGTAAAAAGCTTGCTGAGATATGTAATACCTTTTGTGAGGATTTTAATCTTGATACTCGAGAGGGTTTTATCAAATACATTGAGACCGGGTTAAAGAGGATGACTGATTATCGTAATGTTATGCAAAGGTTATTATCTATGCAAGAGAACATCACTAATCAAATATCGGCCGAGATCGAATTGCAGGATTCAGATTTAAAACTTACTAAAGAGATACATGATTACTTTATAGGTAAGATTGCTAAAGCAACTGGCATATATGAATCTTATGAGAATCAACCAGAGAAATATATACACTTTGTAAGGTTAGGGGATTTTTTAAAAAAGAAGCATTGGGATTTCGAATCTTTCATTGATGCCCAATTCGAATCTCTTGCATGGTGTAATGGTTTACCAGAACCAAGTCAGATGTACAATGATAAAGCCATTGAAAGATATAATAAATACTTATATAAGAATAAGAGTAAACAACTCCTGGATGATGAACCTCAAGTAGAGGGGAGTCTCTGGGATAAAATAAAAGATTAGTATGAGTAAGATAATTATTCAGAATGGTAATATGTGTGAACTTGATATACCCCTCAAGTATGCGCAGAAACTCTATAATGAGTTTGCCATTCGACATCCAAATGCCTTCTATTTACGTACAAGGCAAAGAGGTATGCAAAATTGGGATGGTAAGATTCACTACATCACCAAGACTGGGCAATTTAAAATAGGTTTACTTCCCATGGTATATGATAGATGTATAGAGATGGGGATTAAACCTAAAGTTGTAGATATGCGTCAACCTTTACCTAAAGTCAGTAAAGTAGTTACGAATATAGGTAAATATAAATTAAGGCCAGAACAAGAGAAAGCAGTTAAATCTGTAATCAATAATCGAGTAGGAGATATACCCTTTCAAATTGGAGTATTGGATTTGACTGTAAATTTTGGGAAAACCCTTATCATGACTTCTCTTTACTTGTCTTATAAGAAACAGTTAAAGACTTTGCTAATAACTAATGACTCTGATTGGTTAAATCAAGCTAGAGAAGAATTTAAGCAATATCTTCCCGGAGAAGATATAACTTTTGTTCAAGGCAAAGTTTTAAACTGGAGTAATTTTACCATAGGTATGGTTCAATCTATTTCTCGAAACATGAGATTCTATCAACAGGAATTATCAAAGATAGATATGGTTTTGGTAGATGAGGCAGACCAAGGTGGAAGTAAACAATATCAGAATGTGATCACCCGGTTATTTAATACTCGAATTCGTATAGGATTATCTGGTACCATTTATATGAGTAAGCTTGCAAAGGATAAGGTTAAGAACATGAACCTTGAATGTTTCTTTGGTGAAGTGATTGCAGAATTTAAACTCAAGGATTCTATTAAGAAAGGTTACTCAACTAATACTGTAGTAAAGATAGTACCAGGTAAACCTTGGTATGGTAATTGGGAATCCGATTGTATATCCTATAAGGAGATATATGATGATTCTATTACCGAAAATAAAAGGGCTTGGTTAATGGCTTATAATCGATTACAATGGAATCTTAATCAAGGTAGATTTCCTGCTCTCATAGTATGTAAGCATATTGCACATTGTGAAAATCTATATAGATTCTTTAAAAAGAAACTGGGCGATGCCTATAATATTGCCTATGTTCATGTTAATACTAAATCTAAATTAAGACAACAAATAATGAAGGATTTTAGGGAAGGTAAAATCGATATCCTGGTATCAACTACCATCATTGCTCGAGGTAAAAACTTTCCCAAGCTTAGGTATTTGCTTAATGCCGCAAGTATGGATAGCCAAGAAAAATCGATTCAATTCCTTGGTCGTTTGGTAAGAACCGATAAATCGAAAAAGAAAGTGTACCTTGATGACCTTCACTATCCTGGAGATTATTTAGATAGGCATGGTAAACATAGGAAACAATATTATCAGAGACAAGAATTGAAAGTAATATTGTTAGATAAGCTTTGGAAGAATCATCCTAACCATAGCCTTAGTCAAAATTAACTAGAAGTACTATGAGTATTTACTTTTTCTCCGAAGGAGGAAAAGAAGATTACAATTAAAAGCATAGAGGCATATACCTATAAATAATACATTATGAAGATTACAATAACACTAATAACAATTGCTTTATTCATAATCCTAATATTTATTCTCAAGTTTATGAATAAAGAACCTTACGATTATACATGTCACAATTGCAGTAAGAGATTCCGAAAGAAAGATCTTTTAGATCTCAGAGGATCTTGGCATTTGAAAGATTGGACTTGCCCTCATTGCAAATATCAAAATATAACAGTAATAACCAGCTATAAGCCATGAATGATAAACTTATATGTATCAAGGATGAGGATGATCCCAAATTAATTGATCTCCTTTCAGATGGATGGAAGATAATTCAAATCTCTGCTGCTGGCATTTATTGCTGGGTACTTTTAAGAAAACCTTTAAATCTATAACCATGATAATCACAATAATAATTTTAGTTATACTAGCTCCAATCCTATATATTTTATTATTCAGCAACAAATACGATGAGAATGATGAAGAGTATTAAACAATTATTTAAGGTTTCCATTATGGATGAGAAGAACATTATAGATCAGGTATTCAATAATAGGGATCTGATCTGGATATCTGATATCAGACGTAATCGGGACAGTCCCGATTCTTGCGATTATTATTTTATAATCAAGTACTCTAAGGACCTCTATTTCAAGTTTATTCAAGAAGGTTCTACTAAGAAAGATCCTGTACAGTTAATAAATCTCCGTCAACTATTTATAAATACAATCGGACATAGTTATCTCTCTCTTACAAAGGGAGATACCAAAGATATAATTATTCGAACTTTATAAATTTTCAGAGAAGAATGGCAAAGAAGAAACAAAAGCTACCCGATCTTTCCAAACAAGACATCCTTACTCCCATAGATTTGAGTACTATGGGAACTAACGGAGATCCCTGCTTTGGTATTGGGTATGATCTATCAACTAAAGAATGTAAGCTATGCGGAGATTCAGAACTATGTGCATTCAAGATGTCCCAGAACTTGAACATTACAAGGAAAGAATTAGAACAGAAGAATCAATACAAAGATTTGGATGTATTAGAAGACACGGTTGGTATCAAGAAGTACATCCGAGGCTTGATTCGGAAAGGAAAAGACAGAAAAGAGATTATTACAAAAACTGTTGAGAAATTCGAAGTACCAAGAAAACGTATTAGAGAACTTTATAAAGAATGTATTAAATGATGAAACCAATAGAGATGATATGGGCTATGTTCAAGGTATACCTTAATAACCCAAACTATTTTGTAAAGCAAGAGGATGTACTTGCTAACCTATGTATGAAAGGATCAGTAGATGTATTAAAGATGTGTAATTCACTGGGAGTACACGTTTCTAGACCCGAGAAATTAACCTTTGGACAACTCTTACGTAAATGCAATATATTATGAACAGATTTAGATTTATCAAAGTAAGGGAGGTAGTATCTCCCAACAGAGCAAACCCAAATGATGCTGGGTTAGATTTTTATGTACCAACCAACTTGACTTCAGAGGATATTCATTCTAAGAATGAAGCCGATAGGGAGGGATATGGTTTGGATACCCCTTTTAGTGAAAATTTTGTAAGGCATATAGCTTTACAATCGGGTCATAGAATACTTATTCCATCGGGGATCAAGGGATTACTAGAACCTCCCCCATCAATGTTAATGGCAGCAAATAAATCCGGTATAGCTACTAAGAAAGGTTTATTATATACTGCTGAGATAGTAGATTCTCCCTATGTGGGTGAAATACATATCGGAGTATATAATACTTCTCAAGAAACTCAAATTATTGAGGCTGGTCAAAAGCTAGTACAATTTATTCATGTACCAGTTTATATTACTGAACCCGAGGAAATTCAACAAGAGGAATTCTATTCAGAATCTCAAATGTGGGGAAGTAGAGGAGATAAAGGATTTGGTTCATCTCAAACTAAATAACAGTGGACATAAGGAACATAAATGAACAAGTGCCTCAGGTAGAAGAAACTGAGGCACAGATACTACAAGAAATGTATGACCTTGGGTTAGAACAATTCTTTGGATATAAGCCCATAGAAAAGCTACCAGATTACCCATTAGATATAAATAACCCAAAGAACCAAGTTATTCTAAAGGATTTTATTGGTAGGGTTATCGAAGAGTTAACCGAAGGATTTGAATCTACCGATGAAGTAGTATCCATCTATCGAGATTATGGATGGAATAATGATTGTTTAACTTCAGAGGAATATACTCGGGTATTAAATCATCTAGCAAATGCAAATGAAGAACAGGCAGATGCTTTGGGATTCTTCTTTACTTTGCTTGTGTATTCTAATATATTGCCAGAAGATATATTAAAATACAAAGATGCAAAGAGTTTATTTGAGGTAATGGCAATCGGAGTTAAAGAAATACTTATCAAGTACCCAGATCATCGAAGTGTAAGGAAATATCCTATACTAAGTTCAACAGATTGGGCAAAAGAAGATAGAGCAGAATATGATAAGATAGTTTCTTATACTCCCGGTTTCAATGAAATGAGTGAAATATCTCATGAAAATGAGAAGTTATATTTATGGGAGGTAATATATGAACTAAACAAGGCAAGGAATTTCCTTAAATGTAGACCTTGGAAACAAACCCAAGTGATGACTAAGGAAATAGACTTTCAGGAATCCTTAGTAAAATCATTCTATCTATATATGGGATTTTTAGCTATGAATGGATTTACTCCTTGCGGCTTATTTAGTTTATTCTTTAAAAAACAACGTCTCAATTTATGGAGACAAAAAACTAATTACTAGCATGAAGAAAAATAATATACCCGGTTATCCAGGATACTATCTAAGTCGAAAAGGTAATCTTTGGAGATTTAAGAAAGGTGAATGGGTAAAAGTAAAGAGGTATATTAGTCCAAAAGGGTATCCACATGTTCACTTATATAATACTAAAACTAAAAGGTCAGATATTAAAAGATTGAATAGATTAGTGGCTACCCTTTATATACCAAATCCCAATAATTTACCCGTAGTAATGCACTTAGATAATAACCCTAAGAATAACCGAGTAAGTAATCTTAAATGGGGTACCTATAAGGAGAATACTCGGCAAATGATGAGAGAGGGTAGGAATAAAGGTCAATTTACTCCAAAACTATCTCGAGAACAATTAAACGAGGTAGTTAGATTATATGATTCGGGAAAGTTTACTTTAAAGGAGTTATCACTTAAATTCAATTGTAAAAATATGAGTAGAATAGTAAGAAGAATGAAAGGAGAGATAGTAAGATGAGCGGTTGGAACTCAAGATTACCCGGACTTCAGACCAATACTGGGGAATCCTTACATTCATTGGAATTTGCTACTTCACAAGAGGCATGGGAAAAACTCAATGAGGGTTTCCTAAGATTAGATCCTATACTTTTTGAAAAAGGTTCTACTGCTAACAGTGGAGTAGCAGTAGTGTATAATGTATTTATAAAGATACGAAAAGCATGGGTAGACCCAGAATTTGATTATGGAAGATGTTTCAATTACAAAGAAACTAAGTGGACTAGCTTATTGAATAATTACATAGACTTTAATAAGCTTGACTTGATGCGCAGTAAACTGAGAGTACTGAAAAACAAGTATAATCAGAATTACAATGTAACCTATATGTTTAACAATCATCATGATAATGGTAAACAATGTCTGATAGCTGCTACATTCTCAAAACGGTTTGGGGAAGATATACCGGTAATAACTATGGTAATACGAGCTTCCGAGATTACGAAGAGACTAATCTTCGATTTCCTCTTAATCCAGCGTATGTCAGAATATGTATACGGACCGGATCAGTCGGTACAAATCAACCTATTCGCAACTCAAATGTACGGAAATGTGGAGACACTTCTAATGTATCATACCCATAAACCTTTGAAGAAAGTACTTAAGGGTACTGATAAAGAAAACCCTTGGATCAAAAGGTTAAAGGAAATCTTCGATAAATTTCAGAATGGTACAGAGAAAGAATTCTCTTCATTCAAGGTATTCTTTAGAAGTTTTAAAGTGCTTCGACCAGATTTATATGAGGAAACATATAAATCAATGAAAGCAAAAGAATTACTTCTTGAATATGAAGACATAGAATATCCAGAGAATGTAATTTCTTACTCTCAACGTAAAGCATATAAGAAAAAACTTTTAAAACAACAAAAGAAATGAGGATTTATTCGAACAGTTTTGAGTTAATGTCAGAAATGGGCAGAGAGCTCAACAGTTATGGTCAAATTGTGAAACCAAAGACCTATCAGAATAAGGTAATCGAAGGTAATGAGGATTTTATAACAAAAGAACTCATTTGCCAACAATATTGCTTAACTTCACTTGGAGACCCAGTATGGTTATTCGTATTCTCTCATTCAAAAGAATGGGCAGATGCCGAGTTTAAAGAAAGGATTGATACCTCTGATATAATTAATCCAGGTAAAGCTTGGGAATTAAGAAAAGATTTATGGGAACAGTTTTTGGTAAATGGTAAATTTGATTATACCTATAACGAAAGGATGGTAATTCTTCCCTATACCATACAATTACTAAGATCAGATTCTGATACTCGTAAAGCAGTATTACCAATATTTAATGGTAATGGTGAAGATGATACTCTTTATTACCATGGTAATAAACGTATACCCTGCTCTATGTATTATGATTTCCTTATCCGTCAGAATGGCAAAGGAGAGAAGGTATTACATATTTGCTATCACCAAAGAAGTTCGGACTTTGTACAACATTTCGGTAATGATATATATTTAGCTTGGAGATTAATGGAATATGTAGCTAAAGAAGTAGGAGTAAAGCCTGGTTACTTGTATCATACTATAGATTCTCTCCATGCTTATAAGAAAGATTGGACAGCATTAGCCTCTAATCTGGAAGATTTACAAGAGAAATACTAATAATGAGGGATGTATCTACTACTGGTGGGTATGTCCCTTTTTCTATTTTAAAATATGGAGACACGGTATACAATAATAAAAAACAAGAGAGAGCTTAAGAAACTTATTGCTTGTTGTAAAGCTACAGGTTATGCTTGCTGTGACTACGAAACAAATGCAGAACCAATATATAATAAGGGTTTTAAGCCAACTATACTCTCAGTATCCTGGATGCCAGGGTTTGGTGCTTCCATTCCTTTAGACCATTTCGAAACAAAAGATTATACTTCACCAGGTTGGAATTGGAAAAAGATGCTAAGGAAATTTGGAGAAGAGGTAATTGAGAATTACGACATTGTAAAGGTTGCATGGAACTGGAAGTTCGATGACCAGATAAATCAAAAATATCAAATATTCTATAGAGGTACTTGTTTAGATGGTATGCTTGCAAAATACCTATTAAATGAAGAAAAACCCAATGATCTAAAATCAATGGTAAGAAGGTATTTACCTGAGTACGGTAATTATGAAAAGCAAGATGCCTTCGATAAGATACCTTGGGATCAAAAAGGATTAGACCCACTTTGCCATTATGGGTGTCAAGATACAGATTATACTCTTAGATTAATGATATTCTTTGAGAAGAAGTTAATTGATTTGGGTTTATACAGTACTTTTAGAAATCTAATAATGTCTGCATCAAGGGTACTCACTTCAGTAGAGAAGAATGGTTTATATCTAGATAGAGAGTTCAATAATCAACTACTGGAAACATATAAACCAAAAATAGATGCTGCTAGACAAGCTATATATGATTTGCCAAGAGTAAAGAAATTCGAAAAGAAGTACAACCAAGAAAAGATTGATAAGTATATTCAATCTATCGAATCAGAACTTGAGGAGCTAGATTATAATGATCCAAAAGACAAACGAAAGATTGCATCAAGGGAACAGAAAATCTCAAATATCAAGGCTGGTATATTCACAACTAAAAAGGAACAAGAACTTATAAGACCCCTTAATTTGGGTAGTCCCGTTGATTTACCTGCATTGATGTATTCAGAAGAGGGTTTTCATTTTGAGGTAATTAAGAATAATGAATCCGGTAAACCAAGTACAGATGAAGAGACTCTTACTAATCTAAGGTTAACCGTTAAAAAACCAGATTCACCTAAGGCAATTTTCCTTGATAGGCTTCTTGAATTACGGGGTTTAGAGAAGATGTATAAAACCTATATAGAGGGTTGGAATGAAAAAGTTCAAGATGATGATAGGTTACATGGAAGATTTCTTATTCATGGGACAACAAGTGGAAGATTGTCTTGTATAAGTGGAGATTCTTTAGTTCTAACAAATTATGGTGAGATACCTATTAGGGAGTTAGAATATTTCTCTGATGAGGATGATATAAAAGTAATGACTCAAGAAGGTTGGAAACCTTTAGTAGATTTTATTTACAAGGGGGAACAAGAGATGTATGAAGTTACTTTAGAAGATGGAACTTCTATTAGATGTACATTAGATCATAAATTTATAACTAATCAAGGGACTAAAAGTTTAAGGTCAATCTACAACAGTTCCCGAAAAACTATATCTAATAAAATTAAATTATTAAGATATGTCGAAGAACAAGAATAATCGACCTAAAGAAATAAGGTCTCTAAAAGGTCCGAGTAGGAAACTAGAACTTATAGTAGAAGATGGTAAGAGGTATATAAAGAAACACGACTTGCAGCATTATTTCTTTGATCAGAAGTGGAAGATAAAAGATTTCCAATATCATTTTGGACTTGGCCATAGGATAGTAAGAGGATCCCTATACAAATGGTTTTCTAAAGAAGAGGTAGATAAGTCTCACAGGGAGAAAATTGCTGAAAGACAAAAGGGAGAGAATAATTCTAATAGGATTAATTGGTATAGACCTTCTAAGGTAATTCCTTTAGAGTTGTTAGAAAAAACCATACAAGGTTCTCTTACTAAAAGGGAAGTGAAAGAGAAATTAAATCTAACTTCTTATGAACTTTCTAGTATACAGCAATATTATAATTTCAGGCTTCCCAATAAAAATAGGTTGATAGATGATTTTTGTTCTAATCACTTAACTAAGAAAGAAATCTTTCTCTTATCAAAATTCTTATGTATACAGGAATTAGAGAAAGATTTCTTGAGTGGAGACCCTAAGAGAATCATGGAAGTAGTAAGAAAATTACATTACCTACAGTATGATCTAAGGATTATTATTAGAAAACTTAAGAAGTATTATAGGGAAGAAGATTATAATTTACCAACTAACATAATAGAGTACAGGTTTTATAAAGAGCTTATAAAAATGAGGTATAAAGTGATACCTCAATTCTTTTTTAAGGATCTTAATATACATGTAGATTTCTTATTAGATGATTCTATAATTCTGGAGTTAGACGGGAAAATGCATGTACGAGAATTAGATTTAGAAAGAGATAAAGCACTTAACTCACTCGGTTATCAAGTAATTCGTATAGACTTAGAAAAAGAAAATCTAAGTAGGTTCATGAAAAATAGTGATATAAGAAAATGTTTAAAGAAGTATCTATTAAATCAATAATTCCAGTTGGATTACAGGGAGTATACGACTTATCAGTAGATGAGTGCCATCAATTTGTGGCAAATGGTATATTGCATCATAATTCTGCAGAACCAAATGCTCAACAAATACCTAAGACTTCTGTAGACCCTAATATTAAATTACAATTAAAAGCTCCTAAAGGAACTCTTTATATTGCTAGTGATTTCTCACAAGCAGAATTAAGAATCATGGCTCATCTTTCTGGAGATGAAACTTATCTGAATGCTTTTAATTCTGGTCAGGACCCTCACTTGGCAATTGCTGCAACAAAATATCATATACCTTATGAAGAAGCTTTAAAAATATATGAGGATGAAAATCATCCAGACCATAAGATATGGAAGGTAAGGAGAAAGCAAGCTAAACAAATTGCTTTTGGACTTATTTATGGGATTGGTGCTAAACTTCTAGCAGTAAAATTATCAGACCCAAAATCTGGTATTATAGTTACACCTGAAGAAGCTCAAAAAGAAATGGATGTATTCTTCGGTCAGCATCCTAAGCTAAAGACTTTCTTAAAGAAACAAGAGAAATTTCTAAGAAAGAATGGATACTTAGTATCTCTATTTGGTAGGAAAAGAAGATTACCTCAAATTTATTCTTCTGATAGGGGAGAAGAAGCTTATGCTTTGAGATTAGCCTTGAATTTTCCTTGCTTATTACCATCATCCCAGGCTCTTAGTAAAACTAAGGGATGGGTAAATTATGAAGATTTAAAAGTTGGTGATGAGATATTGGCATTTAATCGGGACATAGGAGAATCAGAATGGCAAAAGGTTGAAAGGGTAAATGTATTTGATTATGATGGAGATATGATTAGGTTAAAGACTAAGCATCTTGATGTATTATCTACTCCCGATCATAGATGGGTAGTTACTAAGCCGAATAAAATTTCTAAGTTGAATAAAACTGAAGTATTAACATCTGATGAGTTATATAATTCTGATAAACCCTATGCTATTCCAATAAGAGCTCCACATAATAATCAAGTAAAAGCTAGATATTCAGATGTTTATGTTGCTTTTTTAGGTTGGTATCTTACTGATGGCTATTTGAAGAATGGCAATATAGTAAGAATATGTCAGAGTAATACTGCAAATCCTCACAAGGTAGATATTATTGATTCTATTATGGAAGAATTAGGTGTGGAATTCTCCCGTAGAGAAAAGAATCAAGTAATATGGGAAATAAGAGACCCAGAATTTGTTTATAAGCTCAATAGATTAGTTCCTGAACGTAAGCTAAATATGAAATTATTAACCAGATTAACTAATCCTCAATTAAGTATCCTATTAGAAAATATGAGATTGGGAGATGGTTGGTCGATATTGGCAACTGGAGATAAAACTCAAGGAGAATTACTTCAGGCTTTAGTTGTACTCTGCAATAATACTTCAAGTATGTATGAATTATCCCATGAAGGTGACCTATCTTATTTTAAAGATAAGAAACCCAGTAAATACGGCCAAGAGTTTGTACGGGCTACTAAAACTAGTTATGGAGTAAAATTTTCTAATTTTAGGAAATCAGTAAACACCAAGAATACTTACAATTCAGAAAATAATCTGACGAAAGAGAAATACGTAGGTAAAGTATGGTGTCCTACTGTAAAATCGGGGGCTTTCTTTACAAGAGTAATCGGTGAAGATAAACGATATAGAACTTTAATTACTGGCAATTGCCAGTCTGCAGCTTCAGATATGTGTCTGTTCGGAAGTATTCTCATATATTATTTAATGAGACAGGGTAAATTACCATCTACTAAATCTGTATGCTTAGTTCATGATGCTAATTATCAGATTACTAAGCCAGAGAATATAAATATCTGGAGTATTTATGAAATGTGGCAAATTTATAGAAATCCCTTAACTAAGCCATACTTTGGTTTTCAAATAGATGATGTCACTCTATCAATGGATTTTGTCATAGGTAGGTCAATGGCAGAAGAATTACCCTTTATCCCAGGATATGATTATAGGAAAATGCTAGAACCAGATTTCTCAGTAGAGGAATATATGGAAGAGCATAAGAAGTATAAGCATATACCTATTTCAGAATATAAGAAACGATTTAACAAACAAATGAAGCAATATGAAAAAGATTTTAAACGGGCCCACGGTATGGAGGGCTAAATGCCCAGTATGTGATTGTGAATTTGAGTATGACACTAGTGAAACTTTTAGAGTTTACGATAAATCAAATAGGGATATTTATAAGGTAGTACAATGCCCAAATTGTAAAACTAATCTGAAGCATTCAGAATCTGTATCTACCACTACAGAAGCGAAAAGAGAAGATACTATGTCTACATAAATAAATTAAATTTATGAATCCCATGGCAACAACAGAAGAGTTTAAAAAAGCAAGCCAATTAACTGCACTTACCTATATGGTAGCAGGATGCTTAAATTATTCCATAGAGGACTTGAATAAATATCTAGATGCCAAGAATTTACATATTAGTGGACCAGAGAAGATGTTATTCAATCGTATAAAATCCCAAATATCCCAACTTCAATCAAACCTTTATACCTTAGAGGGTATGGCTTTTAAGGTAATGGCAAAAGACGAAGAGGGTAAATTAGCTTATGAGGACGCTACTCATATTTATTGGACGGCTTTCCTATTATTATTAGATAGAGGAGGAACCGATGCTTTATGCGATTTAAGATTAATGGCTTTAGTAGATAAGTTAAGTGTATACAAGTCTCTTCTTAAGTTACCCGGTATGAAATTAGCTTATCAAACTGCTTTTGCTCAAGTTACTAAAGCAATCAGTAAAGGTAAATTTAGTAAAGAAGACTTTAAAGACCTATTGGAAGTTTATGAAGACAGAACTGAAAAAACTGAAGGTTAAGTTTGAAGGTAAAACCATCGAAATAGATATTCAAAAGGAATTATCTATTAATGAAAATATAATCAATTCTCAGCTACGAGAGTCTCCTTCTAGTTATTATGTACTTTGTTCTCTTAGAGATAAATATATAAAAGAAAGGGATGCACTAGCAAGGGAAAAAGACGAAGCATATTCTGCTGCTTGGATTTATATAAAGGATTCGAATGAGAGATTTAACAATGATTATGTATCTCATAAGGCAAATATAAATCCGAAATATAAATCACTATATCAAAGGTATTTGAAAGCTGTAGAGAAATCAAATAAGTTCATAGCTATATGTAGAGCTTATGAGTCACGAGAAAATATACTTCGTACTATTAATGCCAATCTTAGAAAAGGATAGAGATAACTATATTCAATTACATAACTAATTAATTAACATACAATTATGATTTACTCACTAAACTTCATTTCAACTATGGTAGCAGAGCTTTTTAATAAAACTCTACCTGGTTTACCAACAGAAAATCGGGTTTTGATATTATCTCCGAAAGATATTAACACAACCAAGTCCGGTATCATTATACCCGGAACTGTTTCTGAGGGAGTTCCCAGAAAGGGAGTAGTAGTTAAAAGAGGTACTATAACTGAAGAATATAAAACTTATACCGATCTTACGGAGGTTGGTAGAGTAGTTACTTACGGTATGTATGCTGGTAAAGAATTAGAATTTGAGATCAGACCGGATTGGCCAGAATCTGTAAAGAATATTCTAGAAAAGAATATCGTTACAGTGTTAAGTTTGAATGAGATCATCTATTCAGAGGCTAACAACAATTAAATTTTAAATATTATGGTAAAAGACAAAAAGAAAAAGCTTTCTTCAGAGGGTAGTTCTACTCGAGATAAGATGCTTGCAAGAAAGAAGAAATTAGAATCCAGAGGAAACGGAGGTGGATTAGTATATCCCAAAGAGGGAACACTTAGAATGAGAATTAAATCTCCAGGTGATGACCAAGAATTGGGTATAGAAATTGTTCAATTCTATTTGGGAGGAGATCTTGGAGGAGTAATATCTCCAGCTACTTTTGATGAACCATGCCCTTTCATGGAAAAATACCAGGAATTGAAAAGTTCTAAGGATGACGATGATAAGAACCTTGCTAAATTGATAGTACCTCGTAGAAGATATGTTATTGGCGGAATCGTTTATGACGATGAGAAAGGTACTAAAGTTGGATATGAAGGTAAGGATAAGGGAGTATTAGTACCATCATCTGTATATCAGGATATTATTGACCTTTACCTCGATGAAGACGAGGCCGGTGATATGACTGATTATAAAACTGGATATGATATTAAGATCAAGAGATCTGGTTCTGGTAAATTTGATACCACTTATTCTGCTACTCAGTGCAAACCTACTAAATTGGACAAGAAGTATCAGGGTCAATTGGATTTGGAATCCATAGTTCGTTCTCAAATTAAGTCCTATGAAGAACTAGAAGAGATTTTGGCAAAATTCTTAAAAGAAGATCATGGTGATGATGAGGACGAAGAACCAAAGAAAAAGAAGAAAAAGGGAATCCATAAGGATCACTATATGGAAGACGAAGAACCAAAGAAAAAGAAAAGAAAATATCGTTCAGATATCTAATTGGTGTTAGTAATTCATGTTTGTTGTTGGGTAGAGAGGGTAATTAGATTCGTTCGGTTATCCTCTCTTTTCATTTAAATACTTTACATTATGGCTAAGTATGATAACATACCTGGATGTCCAGGATATTATATTTCTAAAAGGAATTAGCCGAGATGATCAATACGAACAAATCTATGATAAATAAAATAATAAGGTATAAATTTAAAGAACTATGGCAAGGAAGAAAATAAAAGTACCATCTCTGAATGAGATGAGGAAGAAATTCTCAGGCTTTTCTATAGCTTCAGAAGAAGATGACTCTAAGTTACCCTGGTTACCTTCAAGATTTTTAGCTTTTAATTATATTCTGGGTGGAGGAATCCCCTATGGGAAAATACTCGAATTATTTGGTACTGAATCATCAGGTAAAAGTCTAATGGCATACGATTTCGCATATTCATGCCAGTACTTAAATGGTGTAGTTTTGTGGATAGATGCTGAACAATCATTTACTAATTCTTGGGCTAAGATTAATGGGTTAGATTTAAGTAGGGTAATTATCTATAGGGAAACTGCTATAGAAAAAATATCCGATTGGGTTGCATCCATGTCACTATATTGGAGAAGCCAATTAGTAAATAACGAACCCATATTATTAATTCTGGATTCGGTTTCGGCTTTGGACACAGAAATTAATATTAACTCAGAGATGAGTAATGCTTCTGCTGATATGGGTAATAGAGCAAAAGCCATATATAAATATTTCCGTATAAGAAATGAAATGTTATATTCTTTGGGAGTAACTCAGATCTATATCAATCAATTACGTACTAATCTAAAAGCAGGTATGTTTGAAAATCCTGATACTACTCCTGGGGGAGCTGCTTTAAAATTCTATGCTTCTCAAAGAATAGGTTTGTATGGAGGTAAATCCCTAACAAAGAAGATAAAAGGGAAAGAAAGAAAGATTGGTAGAGTAACTTCGATCCGTACAATGAAGAATAAGGTTGCTCCACCGAGAGGGACTATAAAAGCTGCTCCTGTATATAATAATTCTAAATACCATGACGTAGGCTTTGATAAGATATATTGGTTAAATGAGATCCTTATAGAGGAGGAGATTCTAGAAAAATCCAATGGAGGAGTTTATAAATATAAAGGAGAAACTCTCTGTAGAGGAGAAGAGAAATTTTTAGCTTTACTAGAAGAAAATGATGAATTAAGACGTAAGCTATTAAGAAAAGCTGGTATAAATACTATTGGAACCACTAAGAAGAAACTAGAGTCATTAAATACTAACCTATTCCCAGTAGAGGATGTTCAAGGGGAAGTAGATGAAGAAGAGGAGGAAGAGGATGAATAAAGAAGAAATAGAGAAGATTATTAAGGAATATCTTAAAGAGAATCTAAGATTAGAGACAAGGTTAGAATACTTAGATGAATATAGTAATCCAGAGAACTATATGGATGTTTACCTTGGTAAAGAGAAGATTCAAGAAGTTTTATTGAATTAGGTTTAGAGGATGAAAACAAGCAATAATACTAATCAAGTTGGGGGTAACCATTGCCAATTTGAGATTGAACCAGTACATTTAATGGTAAAGTATAACCTTAATTGGTTTCAGGGAGAAATATTAAAATACGTATCCAGACATACCAATAAGAATGGTAAACAAGATTTAGAAAAAGCCCTACATATATGTGATATGGCAATAGACTTAAAACCGGCCATTGTTTCAAAAGTATCTTTATTAGAGAACGGAGAAGAATACTTTGAGACTTATATATCTCAGATGAGTATTTTGGATATGTTTAGAGGTTTAGATAGATCTATCTGGACTTATCAAAATGGTTTTGTAAAAGCTATAAAATATCTCCTATTAGGAGATTGGGTAAAATGTAGAGAAGCTATCTTTATTTTAAAAATGAGTTTCTATGAATAAGAAAAAAACTGTACTACTTATAGATGGTGAAAACATCTTGCACCAAAGTTTTCACAAATTCGAAAAGCTGAAATCTACTGACGGTAAACCAAGTGGAGCAATATTTGGATTTTTCAAATCACTACACATGTATCTTACAAGGTTTGAATCAGACGAGGTTTATATTTCATTTGATAATGGGCATTCTCCAGTAAGGATGAAATTATTACCTAACTATAAGGGGCATCGGAAAAATATCTCAGTTGATTATGAATCTTTGCAAAGTCAAAAGGCAATCATAATGAAAATGCTGGGTATGCTAAGAATAAATTATATATTCGATAAGAATAATAATACTCTATATGAGGGAGATGATTTCTTAGCATACCTTGCAATCAAAAAGTTCCAATCAGAAAAGATCATATTGATTTCTTCGGACAAGGATTTCAATCAGCTATTGAATAAGAATCTTCGAATATATAACCCCAGAAAAGATGAGATAATTCGATTAGAGAATTGTAAAGACCTATTCGGATATCATGCTCATGAGACTGTAGAATATCTAGCAATGGTTGGGGATACTTCCGATGATATTCCTGGATTTCCTGGTATAGGACCAGTGAAGGCAAGAAAAATCCTTGATGAAGGTAGAATTGAAAAATTTATTGCTCAGAGCAAGAACAAAGAGTATCTTCAGGTATGGAGAAGAAATGAACAGTTAATAGACCTTTTCTGGTTTGTAAAGAATATTCCATTAGAGAAATTACCACTTAAATCGAAAAAGAAGTTTAAGTATGATAAGTTTAAAAAGATCTGTGTAGAATACTCTTTATCTTCATTCTTAACAGATCAGTTTATTGAACCCTTTAAAGAATTACACCATGAGTAAAAGAATTATGTTTGTAGGCCCAGCAGGGATTGGCAAAACAACTTTAGCAAAGTATATATCTGAGAAACATGGTATCCCCTTTATTTCGGGTAGTATGACAGATCTATTACCTGCTACTAGAGATCTATCCCATATAGAGATATTATCTTTGGGATCAGAAGCCATGTATAAATCCGATTTTCAATTATTGAATTTGAGGAACAAATTATTCAAAGATAAAGAGGAATTTGTTACCGATAGAAGTTATGCTGATCTAGCTGCCTATTTTTGGTATAAACAATCGAAATCCCTCCCAGAATGTGAGATGGAACACTTTTTCTGTCAATGTCAAACATTAATGGAAATTCAATGTGATCTAGCAATATTTCTCCCTTTGAATCTAGAGAACTATAGAGGCTGGAATATAGAAGAGAACGGTAAAAGAATACTCAACAGGTACTTCCAGATTCAAATATCTTCCCTTATGAGTGAATTGCTTGCAAATTGGGAAGTACCCACTGTATGTCTATCAAGTTTGGATTTGGGAGAAAGAAAAGAACAAATCGATTATCATATTAATAGGATATGGAGAAACAGAAACAAGTAATAGCAATAGTATTCTCAGATTTGCATTTGAATATCTATGCTAAATTTAATGAGGATAATAAAAGAACCCTGAATCATTTCAGGGTTTTGTCGACTATACAGGGTTTATGTAAGAAGTATAATTGCCCAGCTTTATTTTGTGGAGATCTATTTCATAGGGCAGAATCTATGGATCAAGAATTATATGAGATATGTTACAAGGAATTTAATAAACTGGGTAATCTGAATATTTTAGCTATCTCCGGGAACCATGATATCAAGAAAGTAAGTAAGATCGGTATGCCCCCTTTTAGTTGGCTTTATTTAGTAGAAAGGTATGGGTTAAAGATACTAGATTATGGGAAAACTCCCTTATCTTTAACTCATAGGGATATTATGGTATATGGTTTACCATATATAGATAATAATATCGGTTTAAGTGATCATCTAAAGAAGATTGAATTAGATAAACATAAAAAGAATATTCTTTTACTACACACTGATTATCCTGGTGCTAAGGATACGGATGGGAGAGAAATAAATTCAGTAGAAAATCTGAATGTGAATATCCTAAATAAATTTGACTTAGTATTATGTGGGCATATCCATAAACCCCAAAGGTTATCAAAGAAGGTTTATATGGTTGGGGCTCCTTTACAACAAAGGAGAACCGATAAAGATTGTAAACTTGGATACTGGAAACTTTATTCTGATCTTTCTATGAAGTTTGTAGAATTAAAGGGGTTTCCGAAATTTGTTGATGTAGAATCTGAAGATGAGATTAAAGATGATGGCAATTATTATACGGTATTACCTAAAAAATCTAGTATACCCGTAAATACTAACCATCAAATAACTAAGCAATTATCTAAAAAAGTACTAGCAAAAAGGTACCTAAAAGAAAAAGGTATTAAGGATGAGGTTAAAACTAAGCTACTAATCGAAACATTAAAAAAAGCCGAATCATGTTAACATTCACTACACTAAATGCCATAGGATTTTGTTCAATTGAAAATTTACACTTACAATTAAATACTAACTGTACAGTACTAATTAAAGCAACTAATGGCAAAGGGAAGAGTTCTATCTTATCTTCATTAGTATGGGCATTATATGGTAAAAATCTAAAGGGAGTATCCAATGTGAACACTTGGGAATCAATTAGACCTAAGGATTATCTGGGAACTATGGTAGAACTCTATTTTCAGAAAGATTCTCGCCTATTCAAAATAATTCGATGTCAGAAATATAAGGGAATCCTTGAGGATGGAGCAAAGGGGAACGATAGGCTTATATTCCTAAAAGACAATGAATTAGTAAGTGTAAAAGGCAAGAATCAAATCCAGGATGAGATTTGTAAAGAAGTAGGATTATCTTACACTCTATTCATGAACTCTATAATGTTTGGTCAGGGTATAAAAAGATTAATACAAGAATCGAATTCTGATAAGAAAAAGATATTCGAAGAAGTATTCGATTTAGAGTTCTTAAACCTTGCAAAAGGCATTGCCCAACAAGATAAAAATAACTTAATAGCAAAGGTAAATGAAGTAGAACATCAATCAGAGTTACTTAAGAGAGAACTAGACACTAATAGGGAAGCTTACTTCGATTTAAGAGATAGAGAGAAATCATTCAAGCAAAAAATAAAAGAAGAGAAAAGGGAACTCAAGCAAGATAGAGAGAAGTTAACTAAACTCCTAATCGAAAAAAAGAAACAGATTAAGGATGAGGTAGATACTTCTCTTCAAGTTAAAATTAAAAGGCAAAACCATCTGATCCTTGATCTGAGAGGTAAAATAAAAGATGCCAAGAATTTATCGAATGTACCACTCAAAAAGGTAATTAAAGAGTTAGTAATACAGTTAGAATCTGGTCACTACAAACGTGCATTACGAGATGCTAAATCAATATATAAGGCATTCTCTGACCTTGATAAATACGATAAAGAATATCATGAGGCTTTAGAAAGATTAGAAGAACTTAGTAATGTAAATGATAAGTATAAGAAATTAAAATCCGATTGTGATGATATTGCTTCTGACATGGCTTCTATTGATGAAGATTTGGCTAAGCTCAAACAGGAAAAACTTAAGGTCATGTCTCCCAAATATAAACAAAAGCTTAAGGATATTAGGAAAAAACTACGTAAAGTTGATGAGGATTTTCACAATAAAGAATTAGAGTTAGAGAACTATAATTGGTTGATAGATGATCCTCTCGGTAATAATGGTATAAAAGCTTACTTATTTGATTCTTCATTGGATAGGTTAAATTCTACCTTAGAAAGATATGCTCAGGTATTAGGCTTTAGAATAGAATTTACTATTGATCTGGGAACTGCTAGAAAGGATTTTGTTACTCTAATAGAAAGAGATGGGCAAATAATCGATTATGATGAACTATCAGGCGGCGAGAAACAGATTTGTAATATAGCAATGGCTTTTGCCATGAATGAAGCTCTTACTGCATCTAAAGGCATTAACCTTGCCTTCCTTGATGAAGTATTTGAATCACTTAGCTCTGATAATATAGAAGTAGTAATCTCTCTTATACGGCATACATTCTCGGATAAAACCCTTTTCTTAATCACCCACCATGATTCATTACCCTTAGGTAATACTAAAATACTGCAAGTTGAAAAAGTCAATGGCCTAAGTAGGTATCAATTACTATAAGGATATATAATCCTTAAAACAAGACAATGAACTTATGGCAAATAGTAAAAAGAAGGGCTCAAGATTTGAACTCAAAGTCTCAAAATGGTTTACTAAATGGACTTCTTTCAAATTCGGCAGAACACCCTACTCTGGTGCAAATCATCAGAGTAGGGATCTGTCTTCAGATGTTATGTGTCAGGATGAGAGACATGCCCACAGGTGTAAAATATCTGTAGAATGTAAAAACTACAAAGAGATTAAATTCGAACACATTCTCTTAGGTAATAAGGGGTGTGATATATTGAAATTCTGGGAACAAGCTTCTAAAGATGCTAAAAGAGCAAATAAAGTTCCTATATTATGTATGAGATATAACTCAATGCCCTCAGAAGAATTTTTCTTTGTAGTGGGAAAGAAGTTATCCTCTGTATTCTATAAACCTCTATTCGATAAGGCTCCTATTATGGTGATTGATGTACCAAAAATAGGTGAAATTCTTTATGTATTCATGGCTAGTGATATATTGAAGAATGTAAGCTATAAGCTAGTACATAAACAAGCTAAGTTAATCCTTAAAAACTCTTAAATATGAAAAAACATACCCCTTATGTATACTGTATATTTTATATTGAGAAGAAATACTGCTCTCGGATCAATGATGAATTGAAAGAGAAGGGGTATAAAAATATAAAAGCCATTATCCCAATGGTAAACGTGTTAAAGAAAACTCACAAAGGCAAGATGCAATTCGAAGAAATACCCATCTTATTTAATTATGGCTTTATTAAAATGCCCAGTGAGTTTGCTTATTCTAGACCCTTTCTTAATAAACTAAAAAGGAATATTTCTGGTATAAGGACTTGGTTAAAAGCTACAGAGACTTTACATCCAAGAAAGAAAAAAGTTAGGATAGATAACTCAGAAGATTTCGATGATTTCTCTTTAGTGGCCACTTGTTCAAGAAAGGATGTTAGAAGATTTAAGAAATTAGCAAGAGAGAATAAGAAATACTCCGTTGAGGATATGATGAATATTCATCCTGGAGATTACTTAGTATTAAAGGGATACCCCTATGAGGGAGTGGATGCTACTGTGATAGATGTAGATTATAATAATAAGTTAGTGAAGCTATTGTTATATCCCGAATGTGGTAAGATGGAATTGAAATTACCATTTGATAATGTTCTGTACTCAGTATATCAAAACTGTGATCCAGATAAACTCTATGCTAATCAGCAAGAATTTGACCCAAATAAGATTACATCAGAAGCAATTGATAATATAATGGCGTATAGGAGAAATTGATATGAATGAATTTCAAAAGAAAGCATGGGACTGTTTAACCCAAAAAGAACAACAATCTCTGTTCCTTCAATTATCCGAAAATAAGTCATCTTGGGAAGCTGGTGAGATTTTAAAGTTGTCTCATTATAAGTATCTTGAAATCCGAGAAAGGTCTGAGAAGTTCTTTAGGCTTTTCTCGGATTTTTTTGAGAAAAGGACTTCTATATTCAGACCAGATTGCCCCTGTGAAAGGAATTTTCAAGATTATATAGAGGGATGCCTAGAAAAGAGATTAAAGAGAAGAGAAGCTGCTTTATATTCTGGTGATGCTGCTCAGATATTGCCCAAGGTGAATACTCATAATATAATGAGGAATATGAAAAGGTTAAGAGAATCAGAAGACCCATGGGATCAAGATACTGTGAAGTTAATCTTTGAATATGATAGATGGAATAATTCTCGTATTCTTCCAAGAATGCTACAACAGCCATCTGCATTCAAAAGGAGATTGAATAAAAAGGATAAGATCTATATCAGATACCTTTTAAATAGAGTACCAGAATGGATGCACACTAAAGTAAAAGAAAGATTCCGATATAAAGTAAAACCTGGAAAGAAGAAATACTGGGTATGCTTAATATCTCAGGAATTATATACGGATGGTTATCTCTTACTCCCAGTAAGGCCTTTAGAGGAAGTAGTAAAAGAGTTTAGTAGATTTTACATGTATGTATTTGAAGAAAAAGATGATGCGGATACTTTTGGTTTTATGGTATCTAAATTCATGGATAAAACTGGAGATGTGAAATTAGGGCAAAAGTTTTGGCCAGAATATCGTTACTGTGTTCAAAAGGCAGTTAATTATAACCAGGTAAATAATATTGACTTTAACGTAAAGGTAATGGATGTTGCCTATAATGTTCATAAAACCAGAAAACCACGAAAACCCAAATCAACTGGTACCGAACGAGTGAATCCCCAGCTATTATATAAAAAATAGTGATATTAATTTTATATTTGAATTAATCTTTATATATTTGCATATCGAAAAAATTTAAAACACTTTTAAAGTATGGTAAAGAAGAAAAAAGATAAACCCGTTCCCTCTAAAGAGAAATCTAATTTTCTCGGAGCTGCAGGTAGGAATCAAACCTATCGGGACTTAAAAAGAAAGGCAGTTATATTGGGAATGCCTTTTCCTGATGCTTGTTCTGCTTCAGTATTCCAATTAATCAATTGGATAAATACTTCAGAAGAGAAACCAAACAAACATCTTATTAATGAATACGATGATTGGATGGATAGGCAACTAGAAACTGCAGGATTAGCAAAAGATGATCCCCTAAGAAGTTCAAAATTAAGACTTGGCTTTTTGGGAGAAGAAGGAGAAGATGGAAAAAGAAAAACAAGAAGAGTATCTGGAATAAAGAAACCCAGAGAAAAGAAACCACCCAGAGAAAGGGATGAATTTAACCTCATAAAGGGTACTAAAAAATCCTACGTATGGGAATTAACTTCAAAGGGGTACGAATTAGAGAGAATAATTCGAAGAATGAAAAAGAAATTCCCAGAAGCAAACGAGAAATCCATAAATCTTTGGTACCGTACTGCAAAAAGGAAATTGAATGGTAAAGATAAAGGAAAGTAGTAGGGAAGAGATAAAACCCGATCGGTATTATTTTTGGACTTGGAGACCAGATACTACCAATAAATATATAACCGAAAAGAAATTATATCGGAAGCATCTTACTTCTATCCCCTATTTTACTAGATCCCATATAAAGAGAACTCTGATTTACCTTTATGGAGTAGATGTTCTTCAATATATTCATATTATCTCAGGTAGGAAACTCCTAAGGCAAGGCATTAAGAAAGCCCAAGATATGAATGGGAAGAATCACTTTAAAGGAACTACAAAATTTTACTTTAAGGGTAAATTAGTAAAAGCTAGGAAGTTTATTATACCAGACGAATATAGGGTTGATAAACATAGAAGAAGACGATTCATGATACAGATGCACAGAGTTTTTCATTCTAAGGGTAAACAAGAATTTGATAAAAGGTATGCGAGAAAATTATATGGACAACGGCAAGGGATCTCTGCCCAAGCAATTAAACGAAAGAGAATACAGGTCCGTAATTCTATCTTACAGAATCTACAATAGATTACCTCAAAATGAGAAAGTAGAATTTGATCGGAACTTTCTTAATTACCCTCCCTTAATTGGGTCATTAGCCCTTTTCTTATGGAAATACTACCAAGGGAGGGTAAAGATGCAAAAGATACTTTTCATAAAAGCCCAGAGGGATCTATTAGATTTATTCGATAAGGCAAATACTAAATTTGTGGGGTATCTTCCAAAAGAAAGGTTTCTTAAGAAAGCTCTTTTATTTCAAGGCTTTGTATCTTTAGAAAAAGTTAAAATTCGAAAAGCTTATGCTTATATAATGACCAATCGGATGATAGAAAATCAAATATGGGTCTACCCAATTCGATTAGCTGATAACTATAAAACAATGAAAAAAGGGAAATACAAATTTTATACCGAATGCTTCGGAAAGGTTGGTATTCCCGGAATAACTAAAATTAAATATAGCTATGAATGATATACCTCAAATTTTTAAGAGAAAGGATTTTGACCCTTATCAAGGAAAAGTCTTTAAGATAGCTACTTATCAAGGAGATAAAATTCTTAGTAGTCAAGAAGTAAATATCACTTCTAAAGAACAGTTAAATACAGTTCTTGAAGATATAACACAATTTAATACTGCTCAGGAGGAATTATTAAACTCTGGGTATGTTAAACTTATAAAACGAAAACGATTAATCACAGTTTAATTAACATATACTATTAACCAACTTAAACATTACGAAAATGGCTAAGAAGAAAAAAGAAGTAGAACTGAAAGAAGTTTCTAGAACAGAAGTAAATGGTACAATTATTATCAAGTACGAAGATGGCTCAATCAAAATCATTCCGGCTCCGATTGCTTTGACTGCCGAGGAAGCAGAAGACCTTTTCGGTTCAGAATCAGACGAAGAGGAAGAAGATGACGATGATGATTCCGATGAGGAAGAAGAGGAAGAAGATGACGATGATGATTCCGATGAGGAAGAAGAGGAAGAAGATTTGACCGGTGAGGCTCTTGCTGAAATGGACTTCGAAGAATTGGAAGAAGTTTGCGACGACAAAGATCTTGACACTGATCCTGATGATTTCGACGAAGACGAAATTGAAAAGCTTCGTAAGGCAATTGCCAAAGAATTGGGCCTCAAACTCCCTGCAAAGAAAGAAGCAAAGGGCAAAGGTAAGAAAGGTAAAAAATAAACCTTAAAAAGAAAAAGAAAATTTAGAGGTAGTGGGTATTTTCTGCTACCTCTTTAACTATTACATTTCGTAGAAGTTTTACTTATCATTATTAACTAATAATTTCAAACCTATTATGGCAACAAAATCAAAGAAAGAAGATCCGAAGAAAAAGGGTTCTAAAGAAAAAGATCCAGAAAAAGAAGCAAAACGTAAGGCAAGAATGGAAGCTTTGAAAAACCGTCCGGCTGAGCAACGTCCGAATAGCAAACAGATCGATGTTATTGCTATCGATGACAAGAGCAAGGTAATGAATTACGGCTATGCAGTAAAGAACAAAGAAGGCTATCAGGGAGTAGTAGTTACTTCCGTTTTGGTTACGGATGGTAAAGCAATCTCTACTTCAGTGACTTTTGTTCCGGGCAATTTCACAGTTAAGTCCAAAAAGGGACACGGAGTTATCACTTCTCCCAAATCAAAGAAGGAGAAAGAGGATGACTCTGAAGAGGAATCAGAAGATTAATAATTGATCTGCATAAAGAGTTTAGTTCATAACACTAATTATTTTACATTTTGTTTTCACTTTTAAGCCAATTGCCTGGGATAGGTAGTTGGCTTTTATTTTATCTAAATATTGCTTCCCATGGATAAATACGAAATCAGAAAGAATATTATTATCATTGCTTTGGATAATCTAGTAAATACTTATACTGATGCACTAGAATTTCTAAATGAAGAAGAGAAAGAACTTGCTTCTCTAATCATTGAAGAAGCAAAAGAAATGCTATCCGATCAAGAAATACCCAATCCAATACCAAGACCCAAATGGAACTCAAAGAACTCATAAGAAAGTATTCAGTAATTCTAAAAGACTTAGAATACTCTAAATACCAAATGAACCTTGCTCTCAGGAAAGGCAATAAAGGTAAATATCAATCCCTCTCTCTTCATATTAAATACCTTAAGAGAAAACTTTCTGGTATCTCTAGATCTCTAAAAAATTTAATACATGGTACTAGAACAGATGTAAAATTTCAATTGGGGTCTGATTTATATGAGGCATCTTTTAACAATTTATCTGAACAAGATATTCGAGATGTTTTAGAGATAATATCTATATCAAATCAGGAAGAACTTAAAATCCTAGAAATTAAGGAAAACCAAACTTATATTCGGAAATTATAACTATGGGATTATACATAGGGAAATAATTAACCAATAAATTAACTACAATGACTAAGGACAAAAAGAAAAAGAAGAAAGACAAACCGGTTAATAAGACTCCGGAACTTTCTAAGGCAAAGGCAGCTCTTGAAGCTTATCTCAAAGAGAACAACCTGGATCCTACTAAGGATTGGACCAAAGACAAGAAACATGGTAAAAAGGTTACCGAACTTGTAAATAAGCTCAACAAAGAACGGGATAAAGTTGCTGCTAAATATCCCGAAGGTGATGAGGCTAATGAGGCTAAACTCGTTAAGCTTAACGAGAAAAACTCTAAATCTAAGGCAAAAGCCAAAGAAGACAAAAAGGAACCTAAGGGTTCAGGTAGAGTAGCTACTAAATACGATTATCCTCTTATCGATGGTAGAGAAATGACTTCTGTCGAAAAGAAGAAATATCGTATGGAGCAAAGAAAACTTGCTCAGGGAGATGCTCCAAAAGAGAAGAAAGAGAAGAAAGAAACTTCCAAGAAGGAATCTAAGGCAAAGGTTAAAGAAAAACCTTCTATCAAGAAGGAAGACAAAAAGGCCAAAGACAAAAAGAAAAAGAAGGCCTCTAAAGAAGAAGAAGATTAATAAAACCTTTCTATTCCCATACTTTTAAGTATTCGTTAATAACAGTAAAGGCCTGACAAATAACACTTTTGTTCAGGCCTTTCTTTTTATCATTAAAGCATTATGGAAAAAGAAGAAATATTTAAACCGAAACTCAGAATCACTACTCTGTCAGAAAATGGTACTCCATTATCCGATAGATTGGTAGATGCTTATACAGAAATGAATTCCGGTCCAAAGGTACAACATAATGGACCTATAAGAGTAGAAGTAACTCTTACTAATCAATCCGAAATAAATAATTTTAAAGATTATCTAGATAGATTATCTGGTAATCTCCCAATAAAGGCACCGTCTGCAGGAAGAGGAAGACCTGCTAACTCTACTACTCAAGAAATAGAATCTCCAAGAGAGGATATTCTCTTAGATGTAGAGAAAATGGTTGAAGAGGGTAAAACCCAACAAGAAATTATCAAATACCTTAGAGGATTGGGATTTGTATTTATCCTTACAGAGGATTTCCTTTATCATTTCTCTGGGTTTGAGTTCAATAAAAAGGATGTGGGAGAAGCTACAGATAATAAGCAATATCCTAATTCGTTCTCTTGGATGGCAAGGTGTATTAAACGTGCTAAGGACCCAAAAGCAGATAAATTTGATCCAATGATTATCTTTGGTTTCAGTATCCTCAATGGGCCTTCGAAAAAGGTTATTCCCTATTTGTATAAGGAAAGAAAGAAACCATTAAAGGCCCAAATTGGTAAGAAAACTATTTCTTTCTCTCAGGCAGAGTTCACTAAATTACCTAAATGGATGCTTGAATCAGAACGTATTAAGTTCTCTACGGAACAAAGACAACTATTGCTCAATCCAGATAAGAAACCTTCTAAATTCTTCTTAAGATGGGTAGGCGATGCTGTATTCCCTGATTCAATCAAAGAAAAGATGGAAGAAGTCATTCAGAGAAAGTAACACCCTCCTTAACCACAGTTTTTAATAAAAAGATATTTTATATAGAAATAAATTTAGTATATTTGCATAAAGAAAAATTTTAATTATGGACAAGGAAACAAAGGACATCATTAAGCTAATAGCTGGTATTCAAATTGAATCACTATCTTCTCTCAAAGAAGATCTGAAAGCTAATAAACCTTTCGATGAAGGACTACTCAGAAGCCTTCTTCAGATTGAGGATGAGGAGATTCAATTTGCCTTAGATCAAAAGATAGAAAGATATGTTACCATAGAAAGGTACCCTACTTTCATAAAAATGCTCAATGAATATCAGCTAATGATATGTTCACATATCTTATTCAAAATGGAAGATGAATGGCTGATCGACAATTCTCAGGGAGTATGCGGAGCATGGGAACTCCTTCATAAGATTCAAATCAATTATCACCCAGAGATTACATTACTTAAAATATAGACACCATGGAAAAGAACGATTACTTAAAACAGGTTGAATCAATTTTGGGAATAGAGATGATACCTTGTGAATCCTCTAACTTAGAAGGATATGGTTATAGCTCATCCCAAAAGGAATTATGGGTAGCTTTTAAAAACAACAGAGTTTATCGATATGATAAGGTTCCTCATGATATAGCAAATGGCTTACATGAGGCCTCCTCTAAGGGCAAATACTTAAACCAATATATCAAGGGCAAATTTGAAGAAACTGGATATGAACTCCAAAAATAATCTCATATTGCCTATTATCGGAGCAGGAATTGCTTTCTCTATTCTCATTGGGGCCTTAGATAAGGGATCTCACCAATGCAATAGGGTTAAGGCAATTCCTGCTTTTATTTCTGATACACCCAGGGTAGAAGAGAAAAAGGTAATCATTTCTCAACCAAAGGGAACTCGGAAATATAGATATTTAGTAGAAGTAGAAACTTCACCAAATGCCCAAGTAGAAAGATCTGGTAATAAACTAAACATACACTTTAGTGGACCTAAAAAGGAAACCTTTGAAGTATTATCAGATAAGCCCTTAACCTTAGAGGAAGCTTATACATACCTAAAAAACAATCCAGGTAAATGTAAGCTAGTAAATTGTAAGTTTTACAATAAAGAACAACAGGTAGATAATATCTTTGATTACTATGAAGAACATCGGGAAGATTACTTATCAGATCCCGAAGATAATATTACCTACTCTGATGACATCTTCGATTTCCTTGAGGATTAACCTTAGAATTTAGAAAATAAATTTATTTTTCTTTTGTAGAATAATATATTATTCTTATATTTGCATAGAGAATTAAAACAAATCACTTTTAAATATAGACATTATGAAAAAGAATTTAGAAAACACCATTGCAACCTTAGTTGCTAATCAGTTGAACGAAGTTAAGGAACAAGTTTCCAAGTCAAAAACTACTAAAGCCAAAGGCCAAAAGACCAAGAAACAATTGGTAGAAGAATCTAAAGAGGCTGCCAAAGAATTCTCTAAGGCTAAATTGGTAGAACTCAAACCAAAAGGAAAGAAATCCAAGAAGGAAGAAACCATCAAGGAAGTAAAACAACAACAAAAACCCTCAATCATTGAACAAGTGATTTCCAATCGGGAAGTGAAATACGTATACCCTGAGGATATAACTGATACACTTGCCCGTAAGAAATGGAGACAACAAACTCGAAACGAATTACATAGACTTGAACGGGAAATGTTCCGTATCAAGGATCAGAATTCTAAAGAGTTCAAGGATGCTGCTAAGAAATATGAGGACTTCAAGAAAAAGGTTCTCAAACCAGAACAGGTTGCATAATTACAAATCATTAACCTAAGTCCCGGGAACTTACCTGGGACTTATATCCCTTAAATTAATGGACTATGTCATCTTCTCAGAAAAGGAGATGCTTAAGCAAGATAAAGAACTGCTAGAATTACATAAAAGATGTTGTAAGACTTATTTAGTTCAGAGATCACTTAAGCATTCTAAGATCAAGAAGTTCTTTATAATCTACGATTGGTATATCAATCCAAAGAACGTAAGGAATTACTTTTTCAGGCCTATATCAATATTTGTACAAGCCTTAGTTTTAAACCAATTAGATCAGATATCAGATTATATCGATAACAACAAAACCAATGGTAAACGAAAAAGAAAATCTAGAAAAGTATAAGGTACTTTACCTCAAGGGTAAATACCAGTACAAATCCAAATATCCTCAAATTATGGCAAGGCATCAGGTAATATATGCAGGGCCAGTTGATCCTATGACCCCTATATGGGATAACGCTTTTGGTATATTAAGGAAATCGGATAGGGTTTGTACTGAATCTCGAAGAGAATTGAAAAAGTTAGAGGAACATTCTAAAGATGGCTCTTACTTTAAAAAGAATGGTATCACTCACATAATCATATACAGATGTTTAGAGAAATAGTTAAAGACCTATATATAGGCAAATCGAAATTGACAATTGAATGCAATCAAAGAGAAATACCTCAAACTGCTTTAATCCAAGATGTATTACAACCTACCGGATTCACTGGTAATATGCCAGATTATTGTACTCTTGGTAACTTTAAAGAGGGTAAATTCGAAATCACTCCAGTAATGCCCAGACATCGATTATTCGTTACTGGAATCCCCAAAGGGGCAATCTTAGATAATTTTAGAATCCGGAGAACTTATTGGTCTTCATACTATGAGGATGATATAAGGGGATATTTATTTCAAATCACAGATGAGGAAATCCCCAGACCTATAATGTTAATTAATCACTAAACCTATATGGAAGCAATCGATTACGTAAAATTATTCAAACTAGATCAAGAGAACTTTGATTTTAAAAGGGAAGAATTCATATCCGAATTAGGTAAAGAATTTCTAGAATATTGCCAAACTACTACTATCGGAAGAGATAATAAATCTGGTATCATATATTATTATCGATTCAGGGAGATAGTGAAGAATTTCGAATCTAAATTCTGGGCAATATCAGAACTCAAAGTTGGAGAACCTCTATCACAAAAATTATGGAATGCCTTTTTTGCAACTCAGGTAGTTCCCCTTAGGGGAAGGTTATATCCGAAAATGCAAAAAAGGATCGAAGAACAAAGGCAATTAAATAGCCATAGTAAACAAGACAAAAAATCCTCGGACCCTAAAAAAGCAAATTATGGTAAGAGAAATAATCGATCTTCATGGCAATAAATTTAAGGCATCAGATTATAGGGTTTGTTTAGAAATCCCAATAATAGGGAAAGAGAAATTAATTTACACCAGGGATCTATTCTCTGGTGTACCCTTTAGTTTATTCTATGGCAAGGATAAATATAAAGGGTATTTTTATAATCAGAGTATAAACGCTTTCATCTGTTATACCTTAGAAAAGATTGGATATGAAGAATCTAAAGATATAAGAAAGGCTCACTTATATGGAAGGAAAAGATAAAATAAAGAGATTTCCTCGACCAATGGGAACTACTGCTCTTGCATTAGAGTATCAGAAAACCCAAAAACCTGAGGATTTATTAAAAGTACAAAATTACCTTATTAATCAATGGTTATTGGGTAATGGAGTACTTTGTGGTGTTACTTATGATATTAACACTTTCTCTAATAAGTTAGGGATAGATGTTAATCAAATAAGAGTATTCATGAGAGATAGACTTCTGTCAAGTAGGATATGGGATAAGGATAAACAAGAATCACTTATAGAAGCCTTACTTGGAGAACAATTAGCATGGGTATTAGAGGATAGAATGGAAGTATCTCATCAGGTTAATCTATTAAGAGATTCACAGGGTGGGAAGTATATGCCCTTTATTTCTGCTGAATTGAACAAGGCTTTGAAGATGAAGCTGGATTCTACTAATTCTCTTCAATCATTGATAAGAGGGTTCACTGGGAATGGTACTACTAATATCTTCAATCAATTCAATCAACAGAACAATATTCAGCAAGAACAGGGCATTAGTATAGAGGAAGCTAGAAAGATTATTTTAGAATCTCAAAAGATTCAAGATAAAACAGAAGAAGCTAAACTCTTAGAAGCTAAATATGATCTCAGTTCATTGCCAGAAGTAGTTGCTACTAAGCAAGAGGGAGTAGATGTTAGTAAAGAAGGTCTTAACATCAATAAGCAGGAATTAGCTCAGATAACTGATGACTATAAGGGAGCATTAGAAGCTTCTTCAAGAGAACACCATGAATTGAGGAGAGAAATAGAGATGAGGATTGATCCAGATGAAGAAGACCCAGAACTAATATCCTATGAAGAAATGGAGGAGGAAGAGGATGATACTCCATTTACGGCCCGATTCTTATCTAAATAAACTAAGCCCCGACATCTATAATCGGGGCTTCTCTATGTTTATGGGGTTATTGCATAATTTAATAAAAAGAATTATATTTGCATATCAATTAAAAATAGACAAAATATGGAAATATTAAAACCAACCTACAAAGAAACTACGGTTAACAAAGTTAATCAAGGTACATATTTTAAACTGAATCCCACAGATACTGCTCCAGTATGGGTAAGAGACCATTATGATAAATCATCCAAGACTTATGCTTGCCATAAGTATGATGATTCTAATCATGAAAAATTTCTCAAGGGAACAAGAAAGATATACATTGACTTTACATTTTAATCACATGAACTTATTTAAGAAAAAACCAGAACAGCAGCTAAAATACTGCAAGAACTTACTTTATTTGGATGATCAGAAGAATATCAGATTCTCAGATTTCTATAATGATCTAGAGTTCCACATCCCTTATATGTTGAGAACCTTTGCAATATTCGAGGATGAGATCTACATCAAACTCTATAACGATTATCAGAAGTATTACAAAGTGTATGATATAGTACCAAACTTAATGTACTACAGATTCATGTACTTCTTCTCTCTTTTATATTCTAAAAAAGAAGCCCTTAACCTAAGCTTAGGATATCAGAATCCCCTAAAACAACTTTATAAAACTCATCTCATACCCGATATATCAAATCTAGACGATATTCCTCGGTCTTTGAGAATACCAGAAGAATATGTCGATCTGCTATGCAATATCAGGAATCTTGTTAGCCCCTATGCTAACACTAATCTCACTATTGAGGATTTTTTTGGTAATTACAGGTATTACTTAGAGGCTAACTGGATAAAAGAATGGGCAGCTTATTACAAGAATTCTGCTGATTTCCTTGCTGCTTTTGTCTCAGCAGAAATAACCAAGATAGAAGAAACTGCTAAAGATCAAACAGTAGTTTCAAACATCATACACCGAGAAGTTCAATTATTCATTAACGATAAAACAAAAGATACAGAATTATGAAAAATCAACTACAATCGGTAAACTTAATAGTTCAATTCGATAATGGACTATGCTTAGAGATTAGAAACATCTATGTAGAGGATACCAATAACATAGCCAAAATAAGGGAAGAACCCCTGAAGTTATTTAACTTATTATTACCATCAATCCCACTATACTTCAATCTAGATAGAGATAACTATCTCAAGGTTAGCAGAGACCTATATAAGGAATTTGTAAATCAAATCGTAGACCTTGGATATCAAAAGTGTATTTCTACTAAGGATAACTTCTCTTTTATTAAAGAATTCAATCCCTTAGTAAAATCCGAAGAAGACCTTATAAAGTTGAGAACTGATCTGATTTCAGCCTATGACTCTAAAGAGCTATCAGAAGCCCTTACTGAACACTTAAAGGATTCGATAAGGGATTTCTTTAGTAAATTCGAAGTTCCTTCTCTTGCCGATAAAGAATCTTGCCTATCTATTGCTTTCAATGAACTGAAGAAGACAAGTAACCTTTCTTATATCCTCAGCTCCATATAAAAATAAAAGAATATATTTTTCTATAAAAATAAAAATGATTATATTTGCATAGAAAAACAATTTAAATATAGACATTATGAAAAATTCAGTAACTTACAACGACTCCCAAACACTAAAGGTAGTTCGTAATTTCTTAGAAAAGAAATCTACATTTGAACTTGACTCTGATGAACAGGGTAATCTCTGTAATCTTTTAATGGAACTTCTAATCCGATTAGAGGAGGATTACAAACTCAATTGCTTGGATATTAACCAAGTTCAAATAGAGGATACGGCATACTATACCTTCATCTTTGAATCGGCAATAACTGCTGATACTAATCCCTATAAGGAACAATTAACCCAGGTTGCTATTGAATTCATGAATGCTTTCACAGATAATGACGGTACATTCATATCATTCAATCAACTTGATAAAAATGGCTGGATTTTCCAACTTAACTTTTCTATATCATGAGAAAATACTGGTATACTCCACAATTAATGGTTCCCTCTACAATTGAGATGGAAACTGGAAACATTATGTTAGGTACTTGGACAAGATATTTTCTATCTCTAACTATGTTACCTGATCAGATTAAGGTTAACTGGAGGGTAAGACCCATAAGCAAAGATCCTGATCAAGAGGGTAAAGAAGAAATCTTTAAATCTCCTCAGGAATATATGGACTGGTATAACAATCTAAAGAAAACTTACGGGAAGAGAATTGCCCGTAAAGGTCTATTTAGATTTGCCTATGATGAGGACACCAAACAATTCTCATATCAAAAATTCACTAGAGCCTCATCCTCTACAAAATGTAACGAATGCGTAATTAAAGAAAAAGAATCTGATAACCCAGAACCAAGCCCGGCAGATGAACTATACTAATACCAAAACTTAATCACTTTCTTTCATTTGCCGTTATGGGAGTTCTCAATATCACTGCTTATGATAAAACCTATCACAAAACAGGAACTGGGAACTCCCTTTTGATTAAAAATTCTTTTGATATATTTTTCTATAAAAATAAAAATGATTATATTTGCATAGAAAAACAATTTAAATATAGACATTATGAAAGAATTAAAAAATTTAACCGACATCGGCAACTTGCTTGCTTCCCATCCCATTTATACTTATGACTACACCGATGGGCTCTACATTAATCCATATAACATAGGTATCCAAGTTTACTCAATCGATTTGGGCAATGACCCTCTTGCTTCTTCCATTTCTGGCTACCTTATTATTTATTCTTCAGAAGAAACCTTATTCGAAAACCTAAATGAAAACCTTATCTCCCGTATGGATTTAACGGAAGGTGCCGATGACCAATATTATGACTACTCACCTTCACAGGTAGAGGCAATCATCTTTGGTATTACCAAATTATCTCCAGATCACCAAGAGGAAATCCTCAACAAACTTAAAAAACATCTCTGGGAATTTATCCAAGATGAAGAACAGGATGAAGATATGGTAAATACCTATGATGAACTATATAAAGCTCTTGTAAAATGGGAAGAAGATCACCTTACTCCTGATCTTATAAAGTCCTTGTATATCTCTAAATTATTTCAGTCACTAAAACACTAATTCCTATGATAAACTTATATAAACTGCTTAACACTCTAGAACAGGGTATGTCCCTATTCCAACTTAATAAATGGAAAACCGAAGGTATCTGGTATCCCATTTTTCAATACAAAAAGGAATCCAATGAGATTCAGGTAGTAACCAATGTATTTGTCCCGGATCAAGAAACCTATCACATTCAACTCACTGGGAACTATTCGGATGAGGAAATAAATGACTGGATAACCTTCCTAGAAGATAACCAATGGAAAATCTACCCATTGCTAGCAAATATCCTGAAAGTATTCTTACCAAATGGAGATTACCAAATCCTTTATACTCTATACCCACAGGGCTTTATATCAGTAATCGCTAAACCCTTATGATCATGACTAGAATCAAATTAATACTAATTGCCTTGATAGCTACCATGGTAGCTATCATGCTTTTCCCTACCAAGAATAACTTTCAACCAAAAACGGTATGGGAACATTACTGCAAATACACTTTGCATATACACCCATCACAAGCAACAGAGGATCAATATGAATACTTCATAGATTGCTGGTCAGGAGATGACGAATATACTTATCTCTATGAATATTACGAGAACAAATACCCCGAGTATAACAAAGAACTAAAACATTACGGAAAATGACTGAATACATCAAAAACCAATTAATAAAACTCTGCGATAATCCTGAATGGTTTAACGATATGCTAAATACCTGGGATTTCAAACCAGAAAGAGAATCTCAAGCTATCAAAGAATATTTATCTCATGTACTACTAAATGGGAAACTAGAAAATACCCATATCGAACGAATAGAATTACAAGGTAGAATGGTATCAGTATTCATGTTTGATATACCTGGAGATCCAGTATATTTCTATATCATAGCAGGAGTTATCGATCAGAATCACAATCTAACTTGTATTCTGTTCAGACACCATAAACCAACCTTTAACCCTCAACTCAATTAACCTATGGAACCAATCATAACAATAAACGAATACCCAATCGGATGGGAATGGCTAGACAGAGTACCTCTAGAAGACTTTACCTGGCTAATAGAAATATTTTCTACTATGACCGATAATACTGATATTTATGACTTTGCTACATTCGATAAGGAAGCAACCAATGGAGAACCTCCCTACCCAGTAATCGAAATCAGTACATTGGGATTAGCTAACTTCCTAAACGAAGACCAGGGCTATGAAATGGGTATATCAATGTACGGTCACTACGTAGCATGTAAATGCTTAGGCATATCCTCAGAAGAGGAATACATGAATCAATATACCGATATCCGAATACTAACTAATGAACTAGAGCCATGCTAACAAAAGGAAAATTCCTGGTATCTTTCGAGGTACCAGGTCACACTAAAGACTACACAGAGGGGTTCACAGAGGAAATGGTAATCCCCTACAGAACTGAGGAACTAAATCCCTACCTTCGTTACCCCCACCAAGAAATAAACAAAAATCATCTTCACTCAGAATTCATAAGGCTAAGGTTAAGAGAGATATTACAAATAAATCTAAGTGATATATAACCATAATCGATATAATCCCACTACCATGAATATCACATACCTAAAGGTAATCCTATCCCTAATCACCATCCTAATCCTCATACACAATGAGAACACCCACCAATCCCACCCAACAAACAAAATAAGGTACCTCTTATCACAAATCCTAATCCTAATAATATATACCACCTTAATGATCCTAATACAAAGGTACCTATAACCAATACCCCCCTCCCCTCCCAAACAAAAACAAAAAGAGAAATAATAAAGAACCTATACACTAAAGGTATACATAATACCCAATCAATATAATCATATCCTATACCTCATATAATACACTAATACCTATTACCATATATCATCATTACTATTAATACTCATATCATATAATACATATCTAAGATACATATACAAGGTATCCCCGGGGGTTTCGAAAATTTGAGGTACCTCAAGGCAATCCCCCTTGGTTACTATACAAAACATACCACACTACTATATAGCTACTATACTCTAGAGCTACTTGGCTCATTTTAAGGTAATCACAAAAAGGCAATAAAAAGGCCCTTAATCTCCATAAAATCCTCATAATCCCAGTACCATTAATGGCCGCTTATTATATATATATATAAGGTAAAGTATGTGAAGGTAAAAGGCAATTATAATACAGATAGTCATATAGCTACAAACGTATGTAGGAGTGTACTATAGCTTTAGTACAGTAGTCGATTAATGGCCTCCTATTTGCCTTTTGCCTAGAGCCCTTTTATTAGTATATATATATATATTAGTTGATAAAATAGGCTACGTGTTAAAAAGGCAGTGTACGGTTGTTCGTAGGATGTTGCCTTTTACTGATATTGGGATTTGTGGGGCAATGGGGATCTCTTGGGGATTTATATTTGCCTTCAAGGTACCTAGAAATAGGATTTTATGGGCAATCATAGGGGATTATTAGGCAATTATCCTAGTAATTATGTAAGTTATTACATTAGATTTATATTATTGATAAATGCAATAATTCTAGGACATTTTGTGATTTAGAGGTACCTTGATTGCCTTATTAGGTATAGGTTTATATAGGGTAAAGGTTATAAGGCAAATTAGGATTATGGCAATCTCCATTCATGGCCTCAAGGATTAAAATTATAATCAAGGCCCTTAGGTACCCCTATAAGGCAATTGGGGATTTGCATAATTAAAAAATAGTTCTTATATTTGCAGCATAATAAATATAAAGTATTAATTATTAAAACCCCTTACTTATGAACACAGAAGAATTATCAAACCGATTAACACAAATCGTACAAGGCATTACTAATACTCACCCTATTAGTAGGATTAAGGCTACTATCGAAGTTTTCCTTGAAGAATTTGACCCAAGCCAGAACTATCTCCTTTCTATTTCAGATATGGAAGGCTATGAGACCCAACTTATCGCATTTGAGATTTGGGGACAAAATGATGGTCCTATACCTGGTGTAAAACTTTTCAAGGATCTCAATATATACCTTGAACGAGAATTTTGCGAATACTAAT